CATGATAAAAATTATATTAATAAATATTAAAATAACTATATTATTTACTATTAAATCACATGTGGTAAATATTTATAATAAAATACCAACAATATGGGATGTGGATGTAAAAAACAAAGTGCTTCACCTGAGCAGGTGAAAAAGTTAAGAACTGAGAGTATTAAAAACGCAGTTCAGAGTACTATTGATAAGTACTACAACAAAAACAAGAAAAAGTAATAAACCTCTAATAAATTAAAAACGATGAAAAACAACAACGGTGGTGGTTGCGGATGTGGAAAATAATCTTTCCCGCAACATAAGAAAACTAAAAGGGGAATTTTTCCCCTTTTTTTATATTTATAATTATGGAATTTAAAATTTTTAAAAAATTAAACGAAGAAGAGGAAAAACCCGTACTAACAAATCTTCAAAATAAGTTAGTAAAACTTATTACTCTATTCCAAAACGGAGATGTTACTGAAGAGGATATTGAAAACGCCATGGGTGGTTTTGATAAATTTTTTAACTTAATAGTTAAAAATGATTTATCACATTACATTGACCCTTTTAATAATGACTGGTCGGATTATCAAAATAAAATAATTTATCAATTAATACAAAAAGACCCAAATTACATCTATAAAATGATGGAAATGGAATTTTCAGATATAACTGAAATTGATGGGAAATATTATGTTGATTTACAAGATTCCGGTGAACTGGCACAATTCTTCAGTAGTGGTAGAAACGATATTAGTGAAGATAGAATTGCCGAAATATTAAATGGAGATTATGAAGGTAATTTTTATGATGATGTAACAAGTGATGAGTTCAAAGATGTTTATGAAGAACTAGAACCAAAATATCAAGAACAAATTAGAGAGTATATCAAAGAAGAGTTACTTAAAATTGGTACTTTATCTATCAGTTATAAAACTCCTGAATTAATAGAAAATTTAGCAAAAGAACAAGGTGATGAATCAAATTTAAAATTAAATGAAGAGATAATCACTAAACTTTTACAAGATGAAAGTTGTGTTGAATACTTCATAATGAACTCAGGATTAGATATCACAAGTGAATTATATTCACTATACTCATATTGTTATGGGTCGGTTTACGTTAACGAATTGTATGACTCAATTATTGAACAATTAGTCGGTGAGGTTATTGATAATAAAAAAGCTGAAGATTATAAATACAAAAAATACGATTACAATAAAAGTACATCAACAGAAAGATATGGCGTAAGATATGAAGTTACAAAAACTGCACATTATAATATTAAACTTTGGTTTGAAAGTAACGTAAATAACCCATATGAAAATTTAAATTATTACGGAGGTTATATCAACCTACTTAAAAGTTTATTTGAAAATGGTGATTTAAATTGGTTGAGTTCAGGTAGAGTTCCTGACTACCCCGATTTCGGCGACGTTCAAAAATGTCTTAATATTGAGTTTAATAGTTATTTCTAATAAGATAAAAAATAGTTTACACTTTAACCTTTAAAATTTTAGTTTTAAAATTGAACATGGAAAAAGAGAGTTGTATTTTAAATCAAGAATTTGTTAATAAGTTTGCAAATTTCTTGTGTCAAGAAGTAAGTGAAAATAACATTTACAAAACTAAACTATCCGTCGTTGATTGTAATAGTTTATTCATCATCAAAGGTTATACCAAGAACCCAAACGTACTTGTCCTTAACAACCTTACAGATAAGTTCATAGAAGAACACAAAGATAACTATTCAGACCTAACAGGACTTAATCTTAAAACGTTAGACATCATAGATTACGACACCAAAGACACAAACTTTGAAGATACCAAATTCATCTTTGAATATCCTGAAACTTTCACAACAAACAATCTATCATCAATAACAATACAATCAACATTCCCTCACGGATATTCTAAAAACTATTTAGGTAATCTTTATTCTTACCTTTATAAAATCTCGGAGAAATCACAACCGTACTTTAAGTTCAGAAACATTAAATTGGAATTTGAAAGTAATGAAGGTAACCTGAAGTTCACCAAAGTAAAATCAGATAGTTACTATAGCTCAGAACTTCTCCTGTCGATATTAAACGACAACTTTGAGGGTAAGGTATCAGATGACTACCAACTACCGTCTAAATTGTTCCTGAACGTTATTTAAACACGTTTAGAGTAACCTACGATTTGGTAGAAGTCCCTATCACCGTCAATATATCCCTTAACCATCACCAATAGGTTTCTAAACATGAACGCTCCTGGTGTTTGTTTTTCACACTTGGAAAACAACTCAACAAAAGAAATTAAAACTTCAACAGAATAATAACCACATCCTTGTAAGTCAAGATACTTTGATGTGAGTTTATTAACATACTTTAACTGGTAGGTATCTCTTGATGTCTCACAATTAAATGGTTCGGTTTCATCATAGATTTTTATCAGGTCATCAATAAACCCTTTAATAACATTCGGAGCACATTGTTTCTTCGCAATTAAATCAACAATCCAATGGGTATGTGACGGTGTTCGTAATCTCTTACCTTCTTCCTTATGTTTAACTATGAAATCCAAATCAGGACGAGCACCTCTACCACCTTGGTAGATAGCAATCTTTGATGTTGAATCAACTTGCCAAAATGTCAAAGGGGTATGAACTATCCCTTTCTTTTTAAATGTTAGTTCCTTCATGGAACAAAACTACAGAATATTTTTGATAATTCCAACCGCTTCGTTGATATCTTGGAAATCTCTGTCAGGAGCAAATAACTTAGCGTCTTCTGTTTCAGTATCAACAATCATAAATGCCGGAACAAAATCATTACCCGTCACTTCAACAAAAAGGTTATATTCCTCTTCGTATTTTTCAATGTCTCGTTCCTTAAACTTAATCTTGTTTTCTTTAAGTTGTTTTTTGAACTCTGTACACCAATGACATCCTTTCATTGTGTATGTAACCAATAAATTTGCCATTAGTTATTAATGTGTTCAAGGATTAGTGATGATACTGTTTGAGCAGGTTTTAAACCAACCATTGTATGAGTATCAACGCCTTCTTTATAGAATTTTAAAACTGGTACATTTCTAACACCCAAACTCTTTGAGAAATTGACATCACTCTCAACATCAAACTCATAGATTGACACATCAGTTGTGATTTTCTTTAGTTCTTCAGTTAATTGGCGGCAGGGACCACACCATCTGGTAAACATCTTTAATATAAAATCTTCCCCGTTGTTAATCTTTTCTTGTATCTGACTACTTGTTAATTGTTCCATACTTTTAAATATTTTTACTTTCCTTTTTTTGTTTCAAAAGTTGAGCTAAAAAGAACTTAACCTCACTCAACTTGTCAGCATTATAATATAATTTTACTTTGTACTCAACACCGTCTTCTTTTGATAGATAAATGAAACTACCGTTGGTTAGTTTACATATTAAGTCGGAGTAAACCTCCCCATCACTATACATGATTGAGTTGATAAAAACTTTTTCTATGTTATCTCTTTTCAAAAAATCATTAGGTGAAAGATTGTGTCCATCAGATAACTGAAGAATTGATAAAAGACCTTCTTTATCCAACAATCTATCCTCAAATAAAAATATCTTTTTTTCGTTTACCATTCAAAGTCAATGTAAGGTAAATCGTCCCCGATGTCAATTGAATTTGTTAAATGTTCCCAGTTAAGTTGTCCGTCTTTATCAAAAACAAAGTTATACTCTTTTCTTCCACCACCAGTAACAAACTCAGCAAGAGGATTACCCCACACTTCTTTAGTAATACTTTTTAATCTAACATCTAATATAAAAATTGCATCATCCCAAGTGTCATCTAATTGACCATTAAATCTTCCAAGTGTCTGAACTCGTTTGAATATAACTGGTTGGTTATCATTCATACCAAACTTACCAATTGATGGTCTGTATTCAATTGACGCTCTCTCCCCATCTTCTTTACGAAGTGATATAATTAATGATGAAGGTCTATTTTGATAAGTTCTTACACAATTAGACTGGTGTACTGACTCATCAACATATTCTTCACTACTTTGTAATACAATAGGGTTAAATGTAATTTTATCACTTGTTATGATTGGTTTTGATACTCGTTCCACAAATTCACTGGAGTATTGTCTTGAGTATCTTCCTGTAGTATAGAAGTCAACTTTGTATGACCAAATAGTATGTTCAGCATTAAATTCCTTCAAAGTTTTAGACATCCATTTAACCGGCTCGTTTTTTGAAATGATATCAAAAAATCTTACGTGGTCATAAAAAGTATGAGTAGATAAATTATGGTCTGTTTTAGATAATAAGTAAATCTGATAACAATTACTCATATCCCTTTTACCGAAATTTTCAAAGTAATGTCTTACAGGTTGAAATGGTGATTCGTCAATTTTAGTATTAAAAATAATACACAATTCTTCTTCAGGTCTTTGTAAAATAAAATCTCTCCCAAAGACATCCATCAACATTTTAATACTTTTGAAACAAGGATTTTGGACTTTATGTAATACTTTTTTAATTTTCTCTGAACTTACATCGTTTAATTTCATATAAGCATCAACCATCTTAAATCCGTATTTTTTATAGTCCTTTTTAGTTGGTTTTGGATATACATTGTAATACCCTCTCCAATTATCAGGTTTCTTAACACCTTGTTTGTCCAACAAACATCCAAATAAAGACATTGGTAAACTAACGTAGTTTATAATTTTTTCAGCCCCGATTTTAGATAAAAATACATTAATACCTTCGGTAATTTCCAAATTATATGTTTTAGAGTCGTCTAACCCATTCATAAATGAATGATAACCATCTGTAGTTAACGATATCGGAAATGAGTTTCGTCTAATAACACTACCCTTACCCTTACCTCTTTTCTTATGGTATTCAGTGTTTTTACCAACCGTAAAAATATTGGTTTTCTTATTAAACGTAATGTAGTTTAGTTTGGTACTTTTACGAAAAAATACTTCCCCAGCCTTTCTGTGTTTCCCACAATAGAATACTTTTAAACAAATCTTATCTTCATTCTCCTCAACAACAAAAGTACTTCTTTGCACAGTTACATCACAAAGAGGATTACCATAGTTTTTTTCAAACTCCTCTTTATCGTTATTAACTGATTTATCAAAAGTAAAAACATGGTGTTTACCATCAAAGGACTCTCTTACGTGATATTTATCTTTCAAACCAAATGGTTCCACAAGAATGCTATCAGCAATCTCCCCCACCGAATTGTAGGGGAGATAGTGGCCGACATAATGTTTTTCGTTGATAAGTTTGAATAGGTTGTCCATTAACAAAATGTTTCAGCTAGTTCCCAAAGTTTTGTGTTAATCATGTTATCCATGTTTAAGGATTGGATACCCTTTACTGAACGAGTGTTACGTCCTTGTTGTTTGATAAACCCTCCACGGATTAACTTCTCTTGTACTACGTTGAAGGTGGTCCAAAGGTTGTCATCACTATCGCCATCACGAAGTGGGTCAATGATTGTCTCCAAAGTTAGAGTTGAAATATCCTCGGTGTTCTTCCAACGGATACCAACCGCCTTAGATACGAAGTCAATCTTTCTTTCAGTATCCATAGTAACTTCCATCATACGGGTTACTGACTTTTGGATTTTAGGTGTGTTGATTACGAATTGTTCTGTAATCAATTCAACATCACTCATACTCAAGTTCAAGTGAGTTTGTTTCATGTCACCGAAGGTTGATACAGGGACAGTTAAACCATTGCTACATACAAGTCGGAATAAACCAGCGCCTACTTGGAGAGTTGAAGTTCCGTTGTGTGAATTGGTGATTACCGCCTCTAATAACGAGTCACCTACTTGTGGAAGTTCTGCGTTACGAAGACGGACTTGGTGTTTACCAAATGAGCCCTTACCCACTTGTTTTGCTCCGCTCACTTGCCATCCGTTTTGGATGAATTTGTCTACCACATCAATGGTAGGAACCATGGTGTAACGGTCAGACAATTTTGAAAGTTTTTCTGTTTGGAAAAGTGCTGGGACTGTTGTTTTTAAATCTTGTAGGTTCATAGTGTTTGTTTATTTATGACTACAAATATACAACAGTTTTTTAGTTAAGCCAAATAATTCCGTAATTTGTTTTGATAACAGGTGTTTTTATTTCTAACGGTTTGACAGTTTTGTTTGTCTCATCGTACATACCAACAACAATATCAATAAGTTGTTGCTGAGTAAGGATAAGTTCCAAACCATTATCAAGATTTTCGTAAACTTTTTCTTTAACTCTTTCGTAAAAAGTATTTTTCTTAAGTACCCCAATTAGGTCAATCAAATCGTTGGGGTTCTTTTCAAAAAACCCTATTAACTGATTTAAGTAAATTTCCACATCCACATTTTTCATAGTCAATAAGATTAGGAAACAAAAATATAAATAATTTATTAAACTACAAAATAAAAACCTTTTCCTTTGTCATCCGGGTCCTCTTCTAAAATGTCCTCAAGTTCTTTAGGGATTTTAACGTTACTACCATTTAAATTTAAGAAACCTAACATAGGTAAATCTTTAATACAAACAGGAATACTTGTTAATTGAGGGTTGTTTGGAAAAGACAACATAAGTAAATTTTTCAAATTACAAATACTATCAGGAACTGATTTAACCATACCACCTAATAAAAGTGTTCTTAACTCATCAAATCTTCCAATACTTTCAGGAACATCAAAAGCAACGTCATTTTTCTTATTATTAATTATTATCTGCGTCATGTCGTCGGGTAAGTTATCAAATAATTCTTTATATCCGTATAATTGAATGAACTTACCAGCGGCTGACGAGTTATCATTCTCCATTACAAGCTTTTTTTCATTTCTCATAGTTAAACCCTTAGCAAATACAGGTTTAAAAAATTCTTTAAGTTCTGTTAATTTTCCGTTTAACATATCAATAATATTAACAGGTCTATCATCTCTATCCATATATTGATTAGATTGGAAATGCCACTGATATCTTTCTTGAGGTAATCCTGTTTTTTGACCAACCTTGTCAGCATTGTTAGGTAAAATAACATATAAAGGCCCTTGTTTAATGTGTGAGTCAAAATAATTTAATCCAGGGGAAGACGTACACCATCTTGATTCACCTTTATCATGTTCGTGATAACCACCAAAGAAACAAGCAGCATTCTTACCTAATTCACTAGTATCTTCTATTTTAACAACAGTCCAGTTTGGTCCTTTAAATTCAACAGTTGACCCAGGGTATTGATATGATGACTTAGCTTCTTCTTTTTCTTGTTTAGTTCCTTTAGTTTTTTCTAATTTAAAGTCCTTAACTAAACCAAATAATAAATCAGGAGTTAATTTAGCAATATCTCTACTTTCTTGAGGTAACTGACCTTTAAATCTTTCAAACTTCTTTAAGTCGTCTGTAACTTTATATAAATCTTCAAGAAATCTATCTTGATATTCCTTAACAGATTTTTTGTACTCAGGAGTACCAACTTCAATTTCATTACTGAATGACGGTTTTAAGAAATTTTTCAATAACCACTGAGTGTACTTACCAACCTTAACAATTTCCATTTGTTCAGGCGTTAAGGCTTCAATATTTTGAAGTAAGCTCTGCGGAGCTCTTGTTGTAGGGTCAGCAAAAATAACCGCCTTTAATGTTTCAAAAGGGATTTTACCTGGTTCAGGTTTTTTTTCATTTTTATTAACTAGTTTATCATAAAGAAGGTTAAATCTTGAATCTTCTAAGATAATTTTTTTTAAGATATTTGTAAATTTCATAACTATTTTTTTTATATTAAACTACATAATAACAACCATCACCTTCCGGTTCTAAAATGCCCTCAAGTTCTTTAGGAATTTTAACATTACTTTGATATACATTCAAGAAACCTAACATAGGTAAATCTTTAATACAAACAGGAATACTTGTTAATTGAGGGTTGTTTGGTAAAGCAAGTAAAAGTAAACTATTTAAATTACAAATGGTGTCAGGGACAGATTTAACCATACCACCTAATAAAAGTATTTGTAATTTATCAAATCTTCCAACGCTTTCAGGAACATCAAGAGCAATTGTTTCTTTAGTATTCTTTGAAGTTTGGATGATTAATTGTTCCAAGTCATCAGGTAGGTTATCAAACAATTCTTTAAATCCGTATAATCCAACGAACTTACCAGCCGAAGATTCAGGATAAACAATATCAACTCTCTTACCATTCTCTTTAGCCAATCCTTTAGCGAATTCAGGTTTAAAGAATTCTTTAAGTTCGGCCAACTTACCTTGTAACATTTCAACGATATTCACATTTCTATCGTGTCTATCCATAAACTGATTAGACTGGAAGTGCCACTGATATCTTTCGACAGGTAGACCAGATTTTTTACCCAAATCAGAACTTTCATTAGGTAGAATTACATATAATGGCCCTTGTTTAATATAAGTATTGAAGTAAGATAAACCAGGTGATGATGTACACCATCTTGTTTCACCCATATCAGGTTCGTGATATCCACCAAAGAAACACGCAGCATTTTTACCAAGTTCACTTTGGTCTTCAATCTTAACTACAGTCCAGTTTGGTCCTTTAAATGCAATCGTTGAGCCAGGATATTGGTAAGTTGATTTAGCATCTTCTTTTTCCTGTTTTGTTCCTTTTGTTTTTTCTAACTTAAAGTCCTTAACCGCATCAAATAATGTATCAACAGTCAATTTATTAATATCTCTTTTGTCAGCTTCTAATTGACCTTTGAATCTTTCAAACTTCTTTAAGTCATCAGTAACCTTGTACAAATCTTCAAGGTATAAATTACGGTATCTTTTAACTGCTTGCTTATATTCAGGAGAACCAACTTCAATATCTCCCATTTCATCATTAAATGATGGTTTTAAAAAGTTCTTTAGTATCCAATTAGTGTACTTACCAACCTTAACAATTTCCATTTGTTCAGGCGTTAAGGCTTCAATATTTTGAAGTAAGCTCTGCGGAGCTCTTGTTGTAGGGTCAGCAAAGATAATTGTCTTTAATGTATCAAAAGGGATTTTACCTGGTTCAGGTTTTCTTCCACCTTTATCTACTAATTTATCGTATAAAAGGTTAAATCTTGAATCTTCTAAAATAATGTTTGTTAAAATATTAGTAAATTTCATTTCTAATTTTATATATAAATATATCAATAATTCATAATTAATAATTCTTCCCCCATATTTTGGGTTTTTCCTTTTTTCGCCGCCGCCGCTTTAGCAAATTCTTTCTTCTCCCATTTGTATTCCTCCTTTGGGAACCACTCATTCAACAACTGAAAATCGTAGTAAGATAAACTAAACTTACCTTTAATACCTTTCAAACAATCTGCCAATCTTTCGTGGTCTTCCCTATCAAAATCGTGGTTTGAGTAATAGTTTTCAGTCTTCCAATATGGTGGGTCTACATAAAAATATGTTGTAGGACTATCAAACTCTTTAATCACATCTTCAAAATCTCCCAATCTAAACTCCGATATTCTATTGAAATGTTCCACCCACTCAGGTTTAGATAATTTATCTCTAAAGGTAAGATATTTTGACTTATACTTACCCTTCAAATCAATAAAACTTGATGTCTCAGGTTTTGAACCACTGAATACTTGAGTTAGAACATAAGCATACTTCGCAGCAACACCATAATCAGGATAGTTAATTGTTAAACCATGAGAGAAAATTTCCTTTTGGAACTCATTAAATTGTTCTTTATAAACTGGTGGTGTTACCTCTACTCCTTGTTGTTGACATGGAATGTTATTAATCGCAGATAACAAAGTTTTAGGGTCCTGAAGACACATAAACAAATTATAGTTCAAAGGATTAAAGTCGTTATAAACAACTCTTTTCAAATTAGGATATTGTTTCAAATCCATTTTAAAAAAAGTCCAAAACATTCCACCAAATACCTCAATAAAAATTTCAATATCCTTTGGGATATTAGGTATAATTAGGTTTGGTGCGATTTTACTTTTACCTCCAATATAACTTAGCATAACTTTTTTATCTAAATATAATTCTAATCTTGGTAGATATCAACCTTCTTAAATCTTTTACGCGAATACTCCTTACCACATGGTACAACTTTTGTAATCATATTTCGTCTCACAATTTGAGCGACGTGTCGTAAGTTTAGTGGTAGTATTTCCTGTTTCATAGGACAAAGATATGTCAAAAAAAGTGTAAAATATATTTTTTTGTTGGGATTTTTAGATATATATTTGTAAAAGAATTAAGGAAGTAAGCTCTCCACAAAAAAACTTACCGTTGGGTGTTTAGCGTAAGTAGACACAGGTTCACAAACCCGACCCCCAGGTCAAAGAAAGGGAATCAGTAATGGTTCCCTTTCGTTTTTTTCTATATTTATCTTATATGAAACTTTTAAATACTATCAAACAGATATTAATAGAGAGTGGGAGAAGACCCATTCTTTTGTTTGCAGATGTTATTGAAGATAAAAGGGTTAGGTTATTTGCATCATATCACCAATGGGAAGACCGATACGGAAAATTCAGTTTTGATAAGATTGCTGACTTTTATTTAGAGGATAAGGATAGACATATTAAAAACCCTGACTATGTAGTTAGAGTTGGTATTCCAAACGATATGATTGTCGATTTTTTTGATGATAACTACGAAAAGATTAAACAACATTTTTATGGGTTGTATGGTCCGCCTTCTAATGATAAGTTTATTCCTGAACAAAAAATAATATTTGTTAAAAAATATTCAGATAACCCAAGAGAAGAAGATTTTGATTATATGGAAATAGGTCTTGCTCGTGAGATTGGTGAGACTTACTTTATCTTTACATCAGCGTTTTCTAAAGATGGTAAGATGTTAAAAAAATTCAAAGGTCCTGAGTCACCAAAAGTTTTCATGGAATCTATTTTAGAAAGTATTCCAATTGTTTACTTAGATTAAAAATTATTCTAAAATTATCTTATGGAAAAAGAAATTAAAGTAGAAGAAAAAAAATGTACTAAATGTGATAAGATGAAACAGAGTATTGTTCCTCAGGTTATTGTGGGAGTATTAGTTTTTGGATTTACTGTCTATGGTTTTGTTGAATTTGTAAGAGATATTATTGAGTTACTTTCTCATTAACATTCTCATGAACTCTTCTTTGGTGAATTGAGCACTGTTTGATTGTTTCTTAACTGGTTTTGGAGTTACAATCTTTTTTTCTTCGATTTTCGGTTTTGCAACAATAACTTCTTCTTTAATAGTACGAGTTTCAACTATTTTAGGTTTAACGGGTTCTTCTTTTTGTTCGAATACTTGAACTGAAAGTTTTGGTTTGTCTTCAACTTGTTCAGTAACAACCACATTAACCTTTTTGTTTGTTTTTACATTAAAGTCAGATGACCATGGTTCAAAATATACATCATCAGCAATAACTTCTAATCTCATATTACCTTTTGTTCCTTCAGGTAAGAAGTTTTTTGTTTTTGGAATATTAACTTCACATAGTCCTGTGTTTTCAATAAATCCGTTAAACATATAAGACATCTCGTCTGTTTCAACTACCAATCTAACTTTAGATTTTGCTAGTGATGTTCCTTCTATTTCAATATTACAATTGAATTTGTTAGGTTTGTCGGTATAAAGATTATAAGCCATATCACATAAATATATCATTGTTCATTAATTTTAACATTGACTTTAATAAATCTTTGTTCTTTTAATGACATTTCAACATCACTTAATTTAATTTTTACCTTGGTGTTCTTGTTTTTATTAACTCGTCTTTCAAACTCAATTTCATCAACTTCTAATCTTATAAAGAGATTTATTAATACTTCTTTTTCATCTTCGGGTAATGCATTTAACCTCTCTCTTATCTTATAAGATGGGATTGAGCCTCCACCTGCAATAATTTTTTCAATGACGCAACCTTCCGCCCAAGTAAACGGGGTGTCAATCCATGCGTAAGGAGCATCTTCCCAAGCGTAACAAATAGTTGCCATACTATTTATAAATAACCAAAAAAATGTAAAATTAAAGCATGGCCGATATTAAAGACCAATTAATTAAGGATTCTTATAATTACGTATTACAATCTGACATATCAACAGGTGTTGTTTATAGAATAGGTGGAACTATTCCTGTTAATCCAATATTCTCATCGGGACTTACGATTAATGGTGGTTTTACATATTCAAATGGAACCGAACAACCTGGTTATGCATTATTAACAGATGGGACAGGTTATGCTTATTGGGGTCCTATATCGGGAGCCTCTCCGTCATCAGGTGTTACAAGTATTACAGTAGGTAATGGTTTATCTGCAAATTCTTCAACAGGTGCGGTAACTATTGTGTTTACAGGTTCAACTTCAGGAGATTATCTCCCATTAAGTGGAGGGACTGTAACAGGTGGAACAATATTCCAAAGTGGGTTAACGGCTAACACAATTTCTGCAACAACTTATCAGAATTTACCAACCGATGTTTATGTAACGGGAGGAACTTATACAAACGGAGAAATTACCTTTTTAAATAATACAGGAGGAACTTTTACGGTTACTGGACTTCCAATAGGAGGACCTGGAGGACAAATATATTATTTAAATTTATCAAACTCACAACCACCATATCAAGAATTTAGTCCAAGTGGAACAACAAACTCACAACAAACAACGGCTGTTACAATTAGTAATGGAGTCACTAGAACAATTGCGTCATTTCAAACACCAACTGGATATCCAAACGCATCTCTAATACCTGCAGGATATTGGAGCTTTTATCTTCATTCTTTCAAACAAAATAGTAACGCATCTTTTAATATATTCTGTGAGGTTTATTTAAGAACCACAGGGGGAACCGAAACTCTACTTGTTACAACTGACCCGGCTCCAGTAACTACAAATTCCCCAAATCCATCAATGCAATTAACGGACGGATATTATTCGGGTTCATCAATAAATACAACTGACAGAATTGTTGTAAAAGTAAGAGCGACGAATACTAGTAATCAATCACATTCAATAACTTTAGTCACTGAAGGTACCCAACATTATTCTTATGGAATAACACCATTTTCAGACAATTCGGCTTTGACTTGTGGTACATTAATCGGATGTTCAATAATTCAAACAATTCAAACCGATATAAGTAATAAATTTGATAAAAGTGGTGGAACTATTAATGGCAACTTAACCGTAACAGGAAATACTTCACTACAAGGATTAACTGCAACTACAATATCGGCAACAACTTATCAGAATTTACCGACAGATATTCGTACAACTGGAGCAACTTATTCTAATAACAATTTTACATTCACTAATAACACTGGTGGAACATATTCTGTATTATTTAATACCGTCACAGGTTTAACTGTTAATGGAGGACTAACAGTAACGGGAAATACTTCATTACAATCTTTAACGGCAACTACAATATCTGCAACAACGTATTATAATGTTTCGTCAAATTTTCAATATGAGATACACGTTAGCCAAATAGATGGTAATGACACTACAGGTAATGGTACTTTACTTAATCCTGTTGCTTCTATTACTCAGGCATTAACTTTATTGACGGGGTCTCGTAAAACAATTATTGTTCATCCAGGCGGTTATAATGAAAACATTACTGTAGCAAGTGGTAATACTACAATTGCATCATCTGAGTTAACAGGGGCTAATACTTTATTATATGGGACTTTGACTATTGGTTCATTAGGTTCAGGTTCTCGTATTTCAGGTTTAAAGATGTCTAATCTTGTCATTAGTGGAACAGCTCAAGCTTATATAAGTAACTGTAGTGTAGATACTAATGTAACCAAATCATCTAGTGGTTATGTAGAAATTATTAATACAGAAATGCAATGTATTTCAGGTATTCAAATTTCAGGTAGTGGAACTACTATTATTAATGGTAATAAAAATGTTGGTGTATCAGTTAGTAACGCATCAGCACAGGTTATTATAAAAGGATGTAATAGTGTTGTTACACCTTCAGCTAGTGCAGGTAATTTAGCAATAGTTGATTGTATTGTTACAGCTTTAGGAGGAAATGCTATAACTATTACAGGTGCTTTAACAAATTTAACTTTGGCTAATAGTCAAGTACTTGTTCAAGCGGGTAATAACGTAGCCCCAATTAGTGTAGCAGGTATCTATTCAATATTTAATACTGTTTACGATAAAGCAAATTCATCTCTTACAGGAACTAATACTAACTCAATCGATTATTTCCAATTTATAAATGCTGATAAATTCATAACACAAGGTGGAACATCGTTACAATATGTTATGGGTGATGGTTCATTAAGTAATGGGTTTACGGGAGGAACTGTAAGTGGGTCAACTAATTTTACAAACGGATTAACCGCAAATACATTAAATGTTACAGGTAATACTTTATTATCGGGATTAACCGCAACTACAATATCCGCAACAACATATCAAAATTTACCGGATAATGTTACAGGAAAATACCTACCATTAAGTGGGGGAACTGTAACGGGTGGTACGGTATTCCAAAGTGGTGTTACCGCTACAACAATATCTGCAACAACTTATTCTAACCTACCAACAGATATTAGAACGACAGGAGGAACTTATTCTAACAATACTTTTACATTTACCAATAACACCGGTGGAACATATTCAGTTTTATTCAATACAGTTACAGGTTTAACTATTAATGGAGGACTAACAGTAACGGGAAATACTTCATTACAAGGATTAACCGCAACAACAATATCTGCAACAACAAAAACAACAATAGGTTCAGAGAGTGATATATCTTGTGCATTACTACAAATGGCAAGTACAACTCAAGGTGTTTTATTTCCAAGAATGACAAATACCCAAAGAACATCAATTGTATCTCCTCAACCAAGTTTAATGGTTTATTGTACAGATTTCCCTGAAGGGCTATTTATGTATAAATCTACAGGCTGGGTTCAAATAATATAAAATATGGCAGAAAACGGAATATATTATAGTTCAGGTAATACTTTAAACTTTACCACAAATAATACAACTTGGGCAACATTAACCAGTGGTGGTACATTTCAAATGTATTCCATTTCTGCAACCACTTATAATAATTTACCTTCATTTAGTGGGGGAAGTATCACAGGATTAACTGTTAATGGTAATTTAACTGTTACAGGAAATACGTCATTACAGGCTTTAACTGCAACAACAATATCTGCGACAACTTTATCATCACCATTTACAACAGGTTCGGTAATATTTCAGGGGAGTGGTGGAACATTGAGTCAAAACAATTCAAATCTATTTTGGGACAATGTTAATAATAGGTTGGGTATTGGTACGGTTTCGCCTCTTTTTAGAGTAGATGTTGTTAGTGGAGATGCAAGAATCAATAGTGTGAGAGTAGGTCGTGGTGGTGGCAATATTGCAACAAACACAGCTGTTGGGGACACGGCATTAAATAACAACACAACAGGTACAGCAAATACAGCAGTAGGTTACTTAGCATTAGGTTCAAGTAATACAACAGGCGCTGCAAATTCTGCGTATGGTTATTTAGCTTTGCGTTTTAGCACAGGAAGTAGTAATTCTGTATTTGGAACTACCGCACTTTATGGAATGACATCAGGCTCTAACAACTCAGCATTTGGTAGAGATGCAGGCTATTACATAGCAGACGGAACAACTGAGATAACAACAACAAATCAAAGTGTTTTTATAGGTGCTAATACTAAAGCACTTGCAGATTCTCAAACAAATCAAATAGTAATAGGTTACAATGCTATTGGCTTGGGTTCAAATAGCGTTGTTTTGGGTAATAGCGGTATTACTCTTACTGCATTAAGGGGCAACGTCTTAATCAACACAACAACAGACGCAGGGTACAAGCTCGATGTGAGTGGAACTACTCGAACAAGTGGAACGGCTTTATTTCAAAATTCAACTTTTGGAAGTGCAATTCAAATAAACAATCAAACGGCAAGTGCATTTTCGTTAGCTATTTATTCAAATGCAGCGGCTGATACTAACTTTCAAACGCAAGGTAATTTTAACGGAAATAACTTTAGAATAACAGCAGCAGGATTTGCAATGGGTAGAGGTGGATTGCCAACGCTTGATGCTTCTGCTTTGCTTAATATCAATTCTACTACTCAAGGTTTTCTTCCTCCTCGCATGACATCCACACAACGAGATGCAATTTCATCTCCGGCAACAGGTTTAACCGTATACCAAACAACGGATAATTACTTGAGTTTATATAATGGTGTAAACTGGCAAAATATAGTATCACCAAATTCTTCAGGTAATGTCATTTTAAATGGGACGAGTGGTAATACCTTAATAGGAACAACAACTGATGCCGGATATAAACTTGACGTTAATGGAACGGCTCGCTTCGTAAGTGATATTAGAAGTACGACTGGTGTTTATGTAGGAACTACTTCAACACTTGCAGGAGTATTTCCTTCAGGAACGGCAGGAAGGGAAACTATAAATATCAGAAGTGCTTTAAGCACTACTGATGTTGGAATTGATATAATTTTAAGTAACGCATCAGGAGATGCCGCAAATACTACTTCAAATAGAACATTAGTAGGAATTTCAAGAGGATTTAATCCAACAAGTGGTGGTGGAATATACAATGTAATACAAATAAATCCAACCATTAACCAAACAGGTGGGGCAAGTGGTGTAAGTAGAGGTATTTACGTTAATCCGACAATAACTTCAGCATTTGACTTTAGAGCTATTGAAACTACCGTAGGTAATGTCATTTTAAATGGAACAAGTGGTAATACAATAATTGGTAAAACAACCGATTCAGGTCAAAAATTACAAGTTAGTGGTAATACTTTAATTCAAGGTGGATTAACCGCAACTACAATATCCGCAACAACATACAATAACTTACCTGTTAGCGGATTAACTCAAGGAACTAATATAACAATTACAAATAATGGTAGTGGTAACTATACAATAAACTCAACAGGTGGAAGTTTCACAGGTGGAACTGTTAACGGAGCAACAAACTTTACAAATGGTGTATGTTCTAATACAATATCAGCAACAACGGCAACATTATTAACAATAACCGGAGGTTTAAGTAATACCAATTCAGGAGTTTATTCTTTTATTGGTGGTGGAAAAAATAATAGTGCAAGCAACACTTGTACTGTGATTGGTGGGGGAACTAGTAACACTGCAAGTGGTCAATTATCATTTGTTGGGGGAGGAACTGCTAACATAGCAAGTGGTGGAATTTCATTTGTTGGGGGTGGAAATGTTAACACAGCAAGTGCGTGTTACTCAACTGTAGTTGGAGGTGTTAGTAACAGTTCGTGTGCTAGTTGTTCATTTGTTGGTGGTGGTCGTCTAAACACTGTTACCTCAAGTGGTGGGTACTCATCCATTGTAGGTGGGATACGTAACCAATCTAAAGCCTCATACGCATTTGTAGGTAGCGGTAGTGGAAATACATCAAGTGGTAGCTACTCAAGTGTGGTTGGTGGGTGTGGTAATACCTCATTAGGAACATATTCAACAGTATCTGGAGGGTTAAATAACACATCGTGTGCTAGTCAATCATTCATAGGTGGAGGTAACGGAAATATTACGAGTGGAACAACGTCATTCATTGGGGGTGGTCTAAATAATAGAGCAGGAGGGTTACAATCATTCGTAGGTGGTGGAAGTATTAACAATTCATTGGGAGTTCGTGCAACCATAGGTGGTGGTTCCAGAAACACTATATCTTGTGGTTTATCATTTATTGGTGGTGGAGCTTGTAACACAATAAGTGGTTATTACTCAACAATCAGTGGAGGATATTGTAATACTGTTTCATCATATTACTCATATGTAGGTGGTGGAAAACGTAATACAGTTAGTGGTAAATATGGTGGAGTATTAGCCGGTTGTGGTAATACCGTTTCGGGTTTATATTCAGCGGCAATTGGTTGCGGATTAAATGCAACTGCCGCTCGTACACTTTACACAAATAACATAATATCCGGTTCAATATCTGCAACAACATATCAAGGTAACGTAGTAACAAGATTTTCAGACAGTATTGATAGCACAGGAAACACAACTACAGGAGCGTTCACAATATTAAAATCTATCATAATACCCGCAAATACATACACTACAGGTGACACCGTTGTATTCAAAGTCAGAGTTAGAAAAAATGCAACAAATGGAACTATGAACTATAGGATAAGCACTAACACAACTTTAAATTTAACAGGGTCACAAACAATAGGGGTATTTAATGCCGGCGCAACAATAGTATTTGGAGAATTATTAAGAGTAGTTTCAATAAAAGGCGCAAATAGTGAAGTTTTTAACACATCAATAACTAATGTTACTGATGACTCAACAACAAGTACAAGTGCAGTATCTTCTTTAAGTATTAACTGGACTGTTGACCAATACATTATGTTTAATATAAACCAATCAAGTGCTTCAGACACCACTAATATTTCATACTACTCAATAAATAAAATATAAAATATGTTGGAAATTAATAAAACACCAAACGGATTACATTTTAATAATGAAGACCATTATTTCACATTTGATATGTTACCAAATGGATATAATATAAATGGTAATGACAGCTGCGATATTGAACTAGAAAATAGTTTATATTTCTTTCAAAATGGCGAATTTACCCTTGATGGTCAAATAACATCATCAATTCAAGATTTTATCAATCAAATTTATTCTTAATAAGATATTTTTGATTATCTTTACAAAAAATTAAACAACACAATGAAAAAATTTATCTTATCACTCGTTTTAGTAGTATCATCACTATTATCATTTTCACAAGAAATAGGCTTCGCAAGAGCCACTGAACTCTATACAGGTTATAGAGACACCAATCAAGAAATTGTATGGAACGGTTCCCCGACAACTGTAGACATTCTAATTAAATTAGAAGACGACAAAGTAACAATCTTTAGTCAACAAACACAAATATATCGTGTAGTTGGTAAACTACATGATGAAGATTCATACATCACTTATAGAATGGTTGATTTACAAGGTGGTAACTGTAACTTCCATATGGGACCATCAGAAACTCAAGGGTATATATACATAGCAATAGAATACAATGATTACGCTTGGATGTATCTTACAAAGATAGATGACTAACCCCTCTTGTGTTTAACATACATCTTAACATATAGGTCACCAATACCTTCATTAGTAAAACCCTTACCCTTAACACGTAAGGGTTTTGTTGTATCTATCTCCTCAGGTAATTTGATATTTAAAGTACCCGATGGATGTGGTACATCAATCATTTCTTTATTAAAATCATCCAATGACATCTGGTAGTTATATACCAAATCATTATTTAACTTCTCAAATCCATCTTGAGGTGTTATTTTAACCTTTAAAATTAAGTCACCAAACAAACCATTATGATAATCCCCCATAGACGATGCCTTAATTAATTGACCATCAGATATACCATGAGGTAAATTGATATTAATAGTTTCAAATTTGTTATTTTTACCTTCACCCACACAAGAAAAACATACGTTCTTTAAACTGTATCCTTTACCCTGACATGAATTACATGTTGTCTGTAAAATATTTGAAAAGAATGAGTTACCAACTCGTTGAGTGATTCTACCTGAACCATTACACGTGTTACAAGTGATTCTATCACCTCCTTGTCCATTACAGGTGTTACAATTAACTTTTCGACTAAATTGAACGTCCATAGTGTTACCTAAAAAAGAATCTATTGTACCTATGTTTAAATCAACTATCTTATCAGGTGCTCTCCTCTGTTTTGGACCACCCATGTTGTTAAACAAATCGTTAAACATACTAAATGGGTCTGAGTCAAAACCACCAAATGGATTACTTCCACCTAAATCATATTGTCTTCTTTTTTCTTCATCACCTAAAGTGTCATACGCTTGAGATATTTTCTTAAACGTTTCTTCGTTACCACCTTTATCAGGATGATGTTCAACTGCCAATTTTCGATACACCTTCTTTATTTCATCTTGTGTCGCTGACCTATCAACACCTAGTATTTCGTAAAAGTTTTCCAACTATTTTAATTTTTTATAAATTTATTATCATTACTCTATGGATTCAAAATACCATATTATTTTATTTAAAAATAACAAGAAAAAAAAGAAACTTAAATCCTTTGTTAGAGAAAATCTTGCAAATGAATATTATAAAAATTTAATATCAAAGTCAAATGAAATTATCTTTGATAAGAAATTTGAAAATGGTTATGAGTGTCAGTTTTTCCTTGGTATCGTATCTGACAAATATGTTGATAACAATATTCATTATTTAGATGAATTTGGTAGGAATAAATCAATCGACCCTAAGATTGACGATAACAACTATATACAAAAAATTAACGTGTATAGGTTAGAAGAAAGTCTTTTTGATGTAAAAAATGATACTAAGATTAGTGTCGACTACTTTATTAAGAATTATATAAAAGATAAATTGTATCTTATCTCACAAATTAAAAATAAATTTGTTTTACAAAATGACGACGATTTTTCATTATTTAGTTTAAAGAATGAAGAAGATTGTGAAAGATTTTTAACAACTCTAGAAACATTGGAAGTTAAATCAAAATTAATGATAGTTAGAGATGTCTCTCAGTCACAGAGAAAATACCTATATAACTTACTAATTGAGAAAGGTTTTAATAAAAAATTCTTGTATACAAGTTTTACAACTTATCCAAGATAAAAATAAAGTCCGTCCCTGAAATATCCACTTTAAATTGTTCGGCCTCGTTGTCTTTACCAGTATTAAATGTAGATAACGTTGTTTCAAATTCCTCTAAAGGTAACTCAAATATAATTGTAACTTTACCTTTTAATAAAGTTTGTGAAGCATCAGCAATAATGGCTAATTTACTTAGAAATTCATCACTTTTCGTATTCTCTGCCATAATGTTAATTTTTCTTTTGGTTTAAACAAATCTTCTTTTTTAAATTGTTTGAACAATTCAGCCATTTGTTTTTTTTGTCGTTCTAAATCATCCTTATCCTTCTTCTGCGATGATACTAGGGAGTTCAATAACTTCTGTGCTTGGTCTGGATTTAACATCGTTTAAACTTATTTTTTTGTTAATATCAAATTTAAAATTTTTAAGGTTATCTAATGACTCTTTATCAAAAATAGTTTTTAATTCATTAATCTTCATTTCTAATAATCTTTCCTTCTCCTCTCTCTCTAAATTATAATTAATAATATTCAAAATATTATCCTGAATAATATTAATATTTTTTTCGTCATACTCGCTAACAAATGATAAATTCAATAACTCATTTGAAGTACCATTATTAACAAACTTATCCTCAATTATGTGTTTTTTTAAAATTTTCCAAGTCATGGGGAAAGCCACATCAAACACTAAGTAGTTTTCAAGTTTTCTAATTTGTGTTAAATAATCTATAATCGGTGTTAATTCTTTATATATGCTCATGATAAATCAATAGTGTAGGTTATAATATAACTTAAAGTTAAATAGAAAATTAAGAGGTCCCTACCACTTAACTTTAACCTTTCAGGTGAAGTTTGTAGTAGGGCCCTTAAAAAAATAAATGAAATTCTAAACACATTTAAAATGCTAAGAACAAAGAGAAATAAAAATATTGACGTTATATTAAGCATCCTTTTTTTTACCTTCTAAAATTTCTCCTCTAAATTGTTGTAATAACGCCTTTAACTCTTGAGCACTTTTTCTAGCTCGAGTTCCAGCACTTTTATTACCGTTATAGAATTTGCCAGCATCAACTGAAAGCAATTCAGTTAATTCTTTGATTTTTTCTACAGTCTCCATTTAATTAAAAATTAAAAATTGTTTATTATAATATCAAGAATAAAGGTTTTTAAATTATTGTCAATTTACTTTTACGTTTTTTTCTAACGATTTATACAAAGTAGTTAACAAATCTAAATCCGATTTAGTAAAAATAGTATCCATATTAAAAACTTCAGAGAAAAACTTAACTAAAGACATTCTAACCTCAGCGACTTTTTGAGAGTAAAAAGTTTCATCCAAAAAACTTTTTATAAAAGTCTTATGTTCCCCATCTAATTCAAAATACACACCTTCCTTATTAAAATTTTTAATAGTTTTTTCCCAACACCAATTAAAGTGTTTTAAATCATCTTCTTCAGTTATTTTAATATTTGTCTCAATAGTGGTCTCATGACCAAGATATGTACTATAAACCAAATTAACTAAGGAAATTACAAAATCTTGGAATAACTCCATTTTCAAATAACATATATTATTTGAGTCAACCCAAAAATCAAATTCTTCACCGTCAACGGGTTTAGATATATATAAAAAAAAATTCTCCATATTTCTATAGAGAATTATAAATTAAATTATTTTAAAGTAACTAATTATTGCTTATATCCGTATCCAATAAGTTTTTTCATGGTTTCCATTTCTTCATTCAATAATTTAGTTGACTCATTTTCTGTAGATTCACCAAGTTTAGTTAATATTTTATCAGCCTTACTAAGTGAAGAAATTTTACCTTTTGACTTTAGTCCACCTTTCTGAGTATCATTACCTGCAATATCTACAGGTTGTGTTTGTCTTTTATATGATGCCTTTAATTGTTCAGCCCCATATAAATTATCCTTATAATTTTTATAAAATTTGTCACCCGTTTTAGTCGGAACAACATTACCTAACGCATTCCCTTCTTTGTCAACTTGAGCATTTCCTGTTTTAGAACTACCCTTAATATTCATTTCAATCCACTCATCGTTTGGTTTAATTTCATTATAAACAAGATTAGTTTGTCCAGGATATGCAAATGCGTCAACATATTCATCAACATATTCTGATGGAATATACGCATGTTTTTCCATTTTACTTAACTCTCCATTACCTTGTGGGAACATTACAGGATTAGATTCAAACTTACCTTTAGAACCCGCCTTAACGTAGTCAGCCATCTTTTTAAAAGAATCTTGATTAGCGTCTGAATTTTCTTTCTTTTCTTTTTTTGAAATTCTATCGTATTCGGTCATTCCTTTAGATTTACCCGTCTTTTTCAGATTATCTTTTACTTTTTCTTCATTAACAAGTTCCTCAATCATGTCAACTAATTCAGATTCCGCCAAATCAAGAAAATCACCATCACCCATCTTAATTCTATAATTAACTGGTTCTTCATCACCTGAAATAAAATCAACTTCTTGGTCAACCTCTTCAGGATAATTTCTCATATATTTTTTCTTAATAGCTTGTACTCTTGGGTTTTCATCATCTGATAGATTGATATCTTCAAAATCATCATGTCCCATACCCATACCCATACCACCTAAATCTTCATCAAGTTCAGAGTTATCTGTATAAGTTTTGTTACCTAATTTAAATTTGCCACCTTTTGGTGTATCTTTTAATTTTTTAGTAAAAGCGTTACCTTCTTTTTGTTCCGCTCCAACTGCCAACGCCATATCTTCAAGACCTGCGTTATCATCTTCTTTAATTCTTTTTTTCATGTTTGCTATTTTTTTTTCTCCAAAGGCGACTTCACCACCTTTTTTATTTCTTTTAAAATGAAACGGTCCGTGTGACGAATGTTTACCTCTTCTTATAAAGGTATAATCCTCATCCTCATCATCAAAACCATAGTCAGTACCAACTTCTAAGTCGTACTTATCTACGTCTTCCATTGTTTCAACCTTTTCCTTAATTTTTTTTGTAATTTCTTCAGCCTTTTCATTTAAACTTTCATTTAAAATTTTACTGAATAATCTTTGGTTTTGGTCCATTTTAGTTTTTTATAATAAATACTTATTTTTTTCGATTTTTTAGTATTTCTTCATTAATCATTTTAGTAATTGTTGTTTTACTTAAATTATATTCCTTAGATAATTTATCAACAATATTTTCAAATACACCAGTCTCAGAGAGTTTTAAAGCATTAATGTCTCCTTGGTTACAATAAGGGAATGTTAAACATTTCTTTTTAACTTCAACAAATTTACCACCAGGGATTTGTGTTTTAGATTTTCCTCTCCAATTTTTCTTACTCTGTGATTTAGCTAAAAATGAAGGACCTGAATATTGTCCTGAAGAAGATGCTCCAGTCGCCTCAGTTGCTTCAACTTTTTTAGTGTCATTACACTTACATTTAGATTTAACTTTATCACAAGTATCACAATATTCTTCATCCTCTTTTGTTTCACCAAATAAAGGTCCTGAAAATGAACCTGCTGAACCTGACCCAGTCGCTTCTTTAGTTTCCAATGCTTTTGAATACTTGTTCAAATCATCAGCGGCACTTGCACCTGACTGACCAAGTTGTCCATACTGACTTCTTATTTTTTTCATTAACTCTTGTCCTATGTCCATGTTTTATCGTTTTAATCTATCACCCCAAATGTTTCTAGTTGTAAATAAATACTCATAAAAATCTTGTAATGACTTAGTCACAATTAATTTTATATCTTTATTTATACTACCCTTCTTAACCTCAGATGATATAATATCAATAAGTTTAGTTTCAAATTGTTTTAAAGTGTTTGACTCAAGAAATTCTTTCATTTCTTTTTTAACAATTTTTTCTATTTCGTTTTTTTCCGTCTGATTAAATGCCATTTTAAAACGCGAGTATTAATAATAAAAGTGTCAATCCTCCACCCGCATAGGTTCCGACTTTCCACCATTTAGTTTTATCATTATTGGTTTTAATCTCGTCTTTTAAATCATTAGTCATGTCAACATATAAACCAATTTGTTTGTCTTTCTCTCCAATAATAATTTGATTATTTTTGTCTTTTTCTTCAAAAATTTCAATCTTTTTATCTTTCTCATCTTCTCTATTCTCCAATAAAGAAATTTTAGAATATAATTGTTGGTTTTCTTCAATACAACCATCCAACCTAATTAAATCTTTAACAATTTTTCTAGCAACTTGTGAACTAATAACAACTTTAGTTGTATCTTTAATTCCCGTATCTATTTGTGAAAAACTGGTTAAGCTCATCATTATCATAATGGTCAACAGCATCAACTTTTTCATTTGTGTTATTTTTTATAATGTTTATATTGTTATCAACAAATTGAATTTCTTGAGTAATTTCTGTAATATTTGTATCAAGCTCAGCTAGTTGATTATCTAATTCTTTATTAATAATTGATACCGAATCAATCTTTGTTTGGATACTATCAATTGATGTTTGATATTTTTCAACATCAGTTTTAATTTGGGTTGTTGTAATAATATTGTATATAAACAAACCAATAATAATTAAAAATAAAATTCCAATTATATTATTTTTATTGTTCATTTGTATCAGGTTTTGTTTTCTTTCTACTTGCTAAGATTCTAGCCCATTTAGATTTGAACTTTTCGTAGTAAGTCTGAAGTTTATTAATAGCATTTAAAAAGTTTTCATCAACCTTAACCATATCACCTGATATATAAAGTCCATTACTTTCCCCAATTGTGAAATAAAAATCAACGTCAAAATCGACTATTTTACCACTCCAATCAATATTGTTTTTATAAACGTTTAATTGTTTGAAATTAACCAAGTCCGAAACTTCTGCAACAAATTCATCCATCGTTTCCTGAAACGCTTTCTTATCGTCAGTTGTTAACTCAACGTCTTTTCTATCTTCACCATGAATCACCATAAGACCACCTGATATTCTATACCCTTGTTCTATTTCATCTCGTTTACCGTCAGTATCGTCAATCTCATCTTCAACCGCTTTTGGTACATTATACTTCGTGGCTATAGTGTCGACTTCAGATTTTTCAGATTGTTCAACTAAATAAGTTTTTTTTATTTCAGTAATGTGTTCAGATATGTTAGGATTTTTACTATTAATTAAATCTCTAATTATCTTAATTTGGTTTTTAATGTCTTGATTATCCTTCATTTTCTATGTTGTTTTTAAAATATTCATAATTAAAAGATGGGCTTAAATCTGTGAATCGGTTGTTGAAATTACTTCGACAAACAATCCCATTAAATAATTTCACACCCTCAACTTTTGTGTTATGTCCAATAAATCTATTATCTATTGAAAATTTACTCAAAAGTTTTTTTGATAATCCAACAAGAGAATCAATCTGTTCTATTGGGTATGGTTCCCAACAAATCTTATCTCTCCATTTTTTTTCAAAAATATCTTTACTATAAATATCCCCAATCCAATTAGAATACGACATCCCTAACGGAGTTTTTTTTAACCATCCTAAATTCTCTAAACAAACGACAATAGAATTTTTATTTATGTCGTTATCAGTAAAAATATTTGAATATGAATCGTCAGGGATTAGACTTATAATATCCCCCTTTTTATTTATAAAATAGTTTGGTATTCTATCAAAATTACCATTATTTCGATTTTTTAATGAACTTAAATACTCGTTTTGGGGTCTAAAACTATGACAAAGAATTATTTGTTTTTTGTTTTTGTTTTTTTCAAACTTAGGAAATTTACCATATTTTTTAATATTAAGCATCCCTTTTTAAATAGTTTAGAACCTTGTAATTTTCATCTGTCTCGAATTGTATATCATTTTTTTTTTCAACCTCTTCAGGTTGTATCTCGTCTTCTTTAACTTCAATAATATGTTCTTCAACAGGTTCTTCTATTACATCATTATTATCAATATTTTCATTAACAATATTACTATAACCATTTAATACTTCCTCAATCTTACGTAAATCCTCCTCTGATGGTTGATACGGTTTTTGTTCAACCTCTGATTTAACAGGATAGTTATTTTTTAATATTTCTTCCAACTGACTCAACTGTTCTTCACTTGGTTCCCATTTTTTTGGTTCTTCAGTTTTTTTTGTTTCGTCAAAAACTATTTTAATTTCTTCCCTTACCGGAATAGTTTCAACCTCAACTTCTTTATTCTTCTCAGTGAACTTTACCAACATGTGAGCAAATGTTAGAGATATAACCGGAAGTAATCCTCCAGTTAAGAAAGCTAAAACTGTCTTATGACTGTTTAAATCAGTTATTTCAATCCCCATATTCTCAAACAACCCACCAACCATTGATATCCAATCTTGGAATGTCTGTGACGTTTCATCAATATATGTAAATGAAAAAAATATGTTTCCCAACATTTGAATAAATGTTACGATGATAAATGGGAAGTAAACAAAACGACCCATGTTAACTGATACTGCGGCTAAGGCAGATAATGCAGCAATTTCAATACCTACTGAAAGGTATATAGCCCAAGTAAAAGGATTAGATAAACCATAAAAACTCGTAACGTGTGATATTGACACAAACGCTACGAGTAATATTGGAATAACAAAGGCTAAAGAAATTATGTTTGTTAAATTTCTACTAAACCAATTTTTCATTGTCCCAACTCATTCTTGTAATGGTTTATGGGCATATGGTTCTTATCCGACAATTCTTCAATTTCTAAAGTTTTCCAACTTGGAGTTTCTTTAATAATAGTAATTAGTTTATCTTGAGATACTACGATAGTACTTAAAGAGTCAACTTTTTTTGTTAATAACTCAACCTGTTTTTCAGTCGTTTTAACTTGGGTTGAGGTCCCACATCCTTTAAAGAAGGATAATAATACGATTACCAAAATCGTGGGAATAAAGTATTTCTGTAATTTTTCCATAATGTTTTTTATATAATTTAAAATTAAATTTATAACAATAAATAGTTGATTACATATAATCAAACAAAGTAACACTCTCATTACGTAATTTTCGTAACGCTTTTTCTTTAATTTGTCTTACTCTTTCCTTAGTTAAACTGAAATCTGAACCAATATCTTCAAGTGTTCTTGGTGTACCTGAGATACCATAATAGTCTTCAATAATCTGTCTTTCACGTTCATCTAGTATATTCATAATATTAAACAATCCGTCTTTAAGTTGGTCGCCATTATTAAATGCCTCATCAGGCATATCACTATCCTTGTTAACAATCAAATCAATCAACGTGTCACCATCTTCATTAATCTGAGTTTGTAGATTAATCGTTGATGGAAGATTAGCAAATCTGTCGTCAATTCTTTCACCTGTCTTGTCTGTACGTTTCTTCTCTTTATATAGGTCTTGGATAACGTTAACAGGGATACGGATTGTTCTTGAGTGTTCATTTAAAGACTGTAGAATGGATTGTCTAATCCACCACACCGCATATGATATAAAACGAAGGTTCTTCGTCCAATCAAAACTATTAATCGCCTTCATAAGTCCGATATTTCCTTCAGCAACTAAATCACTGAAATCAACACCTTGCCCCTGATACTGTTTAGCAACAGTGATAACAAATCGTAAATTACCCTCTAACAATTCTTTACATATACTGGCCCTTTCACTATCAGGTGTCTCGGGGGTTTGCATCTTAGCCGACAGTTCTCTTTCTCTCTCAGGAGTCATTACCTTAATACGTCTAAGTTCTTTAAGGTAGATTTGTACTTCGTCTTGATTAATCGGGATAACTTGGTTTTTTTCCATCATATTATTTGTTTTGAGTAAATTTCTAATTGTTTTAATTGAATTTCTGATAAACTATCAATACCTTTTTCTTTTATCTTGTCCAATAAATCATTAAGCGTCATAACTGGTACATCTTGAATAACTTCTTCATTAAAAATTTTAAAGAAATCATCAAAAGAACGAGACTTATGAATATGAATACCTCCTAAAAATTCAGGTACTCCTGTATTATCACTTACGTATCGAGTCTGATTTAATTCTTCATTTTCTGTCAAAATGTCAGTGTTTTCAAACAAATGTTTTTCTATATCTTCGTCCATAGAATATATCATGTCAGATTCAAGAGGAAAAACAAAATACATTGCCGTTAATTTAACAATATTTTTCTTCATATAGTCGTCTATATCTTCCCAATCCAACTTCGTGCCAAATGTTATTATGACACCACTGTCTCCATGTTGGAATTTTATTTCACCTTTTGATATCTGTGATACCGTTTCAGTTAAAAGATTTAAGGCTTGTGGGTTTTCTTTATATTCCCCGAATGCAAATAATATATAATTCATAATCATAGTTTTACAAAGATAATACAAAATTAATTTTTCTTTAATATATAAAGTAACTCATCTACTTTATTTTCCCTGTCTTTTAAGTTTCTACTACCTCTAAATGTATTATATTCTCGTTTTTTTAATTCGACAACACCATAATCCGACAATATTTCAAATATTTTATCAGATGTAATTATACCTTCATTATTATATGATAATAATATAAAATCTGAGTTAGTTTTAGATATTAAAGTTTCTAAACTTTTTTCAGCACTTTGTTTATAGTTATAATCCGATTTATTCCAATCTTGTCGAATTCCTGATACATTAGATATTTTTTCAGGTCTCACATAATCATGTATAGTGTTTAATAAATGGTAGTTTGAACTATATGGATGTTGATTATATGGTGGGTCAAAATACGCAATATTAACACGACCTATTTTTTCAACAGCGGTATTAACGTCCTCATTTAACACAAGATAATCACATTCATATTCACTAAAAATGTTCTCTTCTAATGTTATTTCACCCATGATTCTTTGCAAGGCGTTCTCACCATCACCTCCAAATTTACCAATACCACTATTTTTTGACTTATAAAATCCTTTAAATACTCCTGAAGTGTTTGTATGTACCGATGATTTATGTAATAAGTTTGATAATACAATTTCTTTATATTTTTCAGGTACTAAATCAGTATCTATAATTCTACGAATATTATCAATAATTTTAGCATTCTCATTTGTATAGAAACACCTTTCACCAGCCTTAACATCGTAAGTATTCTTTGGACTATAAAGTTCTTCGATTATCCCAAGTCCAAATTGAGTGGTTTTTTTTAATTTATCAATTTCTTTATAAATTTCACTTAAAAGATTTAAATCAATCTCCGATTTATTAGTAAGATATGATTTAGTTACTGTCGCCGAATATTTTTCTAAATCATTTGAATAGACCATTGATGAGTGTTGTTTCAAATATCTTGAAACAACCCCAGAACCCGCAAATCCATCAAAAGTAATTAATTTATCTAAATCAAGTTCACGCTTAATATCATTTATAGATTCACCAATAAACCCTAATAACGCACGTTTATTACCAATATAAGTTATAAGTTGTTCAGTTAAATACTTTTCATTTTCCATACTTTTCTAAATAATATTCTATAGAAGTTATTGCAATTGTAAACATAATTTCAAACATTTCCTCATTTGTCCAATCAGATGTCCCAGGCATCTCTTTCATTGAGTGTCCTCTCATAAAATATGAACCAGCTCTTCTACCTTTATAAAAAAGGTTTATGGTATTTGAAGGCAAGAATCTAAAAATAGTTCTCACTCTATCTCCAATAGTACTCTCATCATCACAAAAATCACATCCTTGTAGAAAAACAACAAAAGGAAAAATATCTTCATCGAGGAATAATGTTTCACAACCAATTAAATTTTTTCCAAGTCGTTCTACAGCATTCCCCTTCGCTTGTACAGGTTTACCTTCAAGTAGTCTTAGGTCATTAGTTCCCTGGTGTTTTTGTTCAGGAATTAATATGTATCGTTTTTTACCATTTATTTTTATCCATAAAAAACCTCCATCCGGTTTGATAGATGTTATTTTAGATGTTGATAAATTACTACCATTAACTATTTTTTCAAGGTCACGTAACATTATTCTACCATCAATACCAAACTGATAATTATGATATATTTCATTTACTTTTTGTAAGACTTCTTCAGTAACATTTTTAATGTGACTATCTTGTTTTTTGGATTTAGTATTTTTAATATTATACGTTAATCGATTTCTAAGACCTGTTGATTGTTTCATGTTACAAATATAGTATAAAGTTTTAATTCACCAAACTTAATGTGAAACTTTGGAAATATTGTCAGTTTTTGTAATCTTGATGATGTTATCGGCCCAGTTTGAAATCATAGGGTTGTGAGTAATAACAAGTATATTTTCAAAATATTCTTTAATCTTAATAAAGAACTCATAGACCATTTCCAAGTTGTCGTTAGATATTTTACCAAATACTTCATCAAATACAGTAATGTTTGGTTTAGGTAAGGAACATACTTTAGCCATCACCGCTCTTAGTGCCAGTGAAGCAATTGTCTTTTCATATCCCGAACCTGAAGTCATTAACTTTTCAATTTGAGTATTATTGTCTATCATCCAAAATTCTACCTCATTCTTTTCACTAATACGGATTTCCAATCTAAAATAACATGAGTCCTGTAATAGTCGTTGAAGTTCTGAGTTAATCAAAGGCATCATGTTCTTCATAATTCTTTTTGAGATACCGTTCTTACCAAACAACTCCAAATAAACTTTATACTTAACTTCCTTTTGTTGTTCCTCAGAAATTTTAATAATTAAGTTGTTATTAGAATTAATCTTTTCAAGGTTATTAGTTATCTTAAATCTTGAATTGGTTACTTCCTGTTGGACAAGTTGTTCCTCTCGTTTTAAATCTTCTAATCGTAAGTTGGCCTTAATGATTTGACTTTCAATTTGTTCGTTAGATTTGATAACATCTTGTACATCATCATATCTTTTTAACTTATCTAACAAACTTTCTTTCTTTAACTCAAAGTTTTCAATTGTAGCTTGGTATTTTTCATAGACAAGTTTGTTTCTTTCGTACTCATCAAAGTCTTTTTTAAGTTTAACAAAACCTTGTTCTTTGTTCGATAATTCTTGTATTAAACCCTCAATCTTGGTTTTTTGCCCGATAAGTCCGTCAAGTTCAGCGATTCTTGATTGTGTAATTGTTGCGTTCATAAGTTCAATACCACAATGTTCACACTTGATACCACCACTTACTGAACTCTTTAACTTTTGAATGGATGATATGTTGGTATCTAACTCAACCTTTTGTTTGTAAGTTTTTTGGTATTCCTCCTTAACTTTATCGTGTTCATTCTCATAATAAAACTCCGAAGGTTCAACAATCTTAACACTATCTCTTAACTGAACATTTTGTTTGATTTGATATTCAAAAGTTTCAACTTCTTTTTTTGTGTTTTCAGGATTAAGTAATGAAATTTCTCTATCAACAATAACCTTTGATTTCAAAAGGTTATCACGATATTCTTGTCCTTTAACAATCCTACCTTTAACATCTTCAATCTTAACTTCACTTTCAATAATATTCTTATCAAACTCTTGGTTTTTAACCAATAGTTCTTCGTTCTCGTTCTTCAATGTTTCAGTATTGTAAATGTTTGAAATCATTGACTTGGAGAACTCTGAATATATTTCTTTACCAGTTTCTTCTTTTCTTTTAAGGAAATCTAATCCTAAAAATCTCGATAAAACTTGTCCACGAGCCGTTGGTTTTGCGTCCAACAAATCCTCAAGGTTAGTACCAGTAGTCAATATCGTCATCAAGAAGTCATCATAACTTCCAATTGATGTCTTAATAAACTTTTCAGTTTCACGTCGTTGTTCACCTGTAAATTTAACCAATGAACCATCTGGAAACTTCTTAAAGAAGTCTAACTCTGTCTTAACATTCCATTCACCTGATTTAGATTTCTTACGTTCAAGTTCACGAACAATAATGTAATCCTCACCATCAATAATAATCTCTCCTCTAACAGATACTTTATCTTTGTCAGAATATCTGTTGAATATCTCCTCAGCTTTGTTTGTCTTTGTTGTTGTATTAAAAAACAAGAACATTAACAAGTCCACTGACAACACAGTTTTACCTCCAAAGTTAGGTGGGTCTGATTCAATCACAGTAATCCCACCCAACTTTTCGAAGTTTATATGTTGGTTTTCACCATAAGATAGAAAGTTAGAAAACTCAATCTTCTTGATATACCACTTCTTAAATGAAGCAATCTCATCTTGTTCGGCAATCATCTTATTGTTTACCGACGAGTCAATCTTCAGTATATCTTCGTAAAGGTTTTCTTGGGATTTAGATTGAAGGATGGACTTAATCAAATCATGTTGATAGTTTTCGTCCATAATGTTGATAGTCACATCAACATTGTCTTGTACTTCTTCTGTTTTCTTTAACTTGGTAATAACATTTACGCTTGTAGTAGAATACTTTTTTTGAAAGTACGCTTTCACACTTTTTAACTTTTCTTGTGTAAAGTTTTCGGGTGTATCTTCCCATACTACTTGTACGTAAGGATTTTCAAGTTTTGAAAAATCTAAATCTTTTATCATTCTAACTTTTGTGAAATTAATTTGCGGGCTGAACAGGTTCATTTGATGTTTCACCTTCTGTTTTTTCAGAAGCGGTTTGTCTCATCTTTTCAAACAAATCTGACATTGTTCTTTGATAGCGTCTTTCAGCATGGATGTTTCTTAATTTCCACGCAGCAACCTTCTGCTTGTGGTTTGGTCTTAATCTTGACGTTGGCATATATTATTTGGTTTTTAAATTAATCTATTTTAGCTGGTCGGTTTACTTCAAACCATTCGATGAAAGCGTTGATTGCCCATACTGCTCCTGACGCAAATAACCCATCAAAGAACCATGAGATATATGGACTTGTTCCAAAAAACTGATATGTGGGTGAGAATAGAACTGTCCCCAAGAAAAATCCGACCCAAGTGGAACAACACATCATACAGGATAAAATACCTGAGATGAAATTGAATGTGTTTGAAAAAATTAAGTCCGAGTTTCCATATGCTTTGATGAAATTTCTCATTCCTTTAAAGATGGTCCCATAAACCATAATTGTTGAAAACCCGTAGGCTAAAATCATAAATAATACTAACTGTGTCATATTCTATTTGTTAAGTTTGAATTCTTCAGGTAGAAAGCATAAGAAGTTTTTGTCATATCTTCAAGCTCATTCACCTTTCTTGTTAATTCTTTTATTGTGTTATTTTTATCACTTAATTGTCTGTTTAGTTCAAAAAGAGTTTCCTGTAATTTACCACATTCTACTTCCTTTTTATCTTCCAATTTACCTTTAAGAATGTAAATTTCATTTTGTAGTTCTTCAATCTTTAAGTTATCTTCAATAATAACTTCCTTCTCAAATTCTCTTTCAATTATGTCAGGAAGATTACCCTGATTTAATAACCCATATTTCTCAATATAATAACCCTTTCTAAAACATAGTTTAACAAAACCATTAGGGTCGGTTATTTCATTAATCGTACAGAATGAATTAAAGTCTTCAACGTCTTGTTTGGTTAACTCAATAGTTAACGAATTTTTCTGTTCCATTTTCAATATCTTCGTATGAGTTTATTCTAAATGATATGAAAGGTTTTGGGTTGAATAAATCCACTGTCGTATACTCATCCTTTTCCACATCATAAATTCCATATCCGTGTTTTTTAAGATTTTCACCATAATTTTGTTGTATGGTTGACCCAACTTGTATTAGTTGTATTTTTTTCTTTAATTTAACTTTTCCCATATTTTTTTCATCTTATTTTTAACTTCATCTTTATTTTTTTTAATATCTTTTTCCCAAAATCTTACAATATTATATCCTTGTAAATTTGCAAAAGTTTCTTTAATTTCATCATTCTTTCTTATCGTTTTTTGAAATTCAGATAAGTCTTCAAATACGTCTTCATTACCATGCCAATAATCCCCATCCACTTCAATTAATATATCAGTATTTAAAATTAAAAAATCATATTCCTTAAACCAAAAATTAACCTTATTATTGTCATAAATTCTAAACTTAGTTTGGAACGGTATTTTTAATTCTTCCAATATTTTTTCAAAAATTTGCTCAATATCTGTTTTTTTTCCATAAGTATGGGTATAATCTACCAACATTTGAGCCGAAGACTTACCATAGTTAATCAAAGTCGTTTTGTCACATTTTCTTTTTCCGTATTTACCATTCCAATTATGTAATACCCCATATCTTTCAACCATAGTTTTTTTTCTTTTCTTATTTGACTCTTCGTCAGTTCCAGGATAATATCCATTAGTCTTAACAAATTTGATAAATCCATTTTTTATTTTATTACGATACTCATCAGATTCCCATAATTTTTTAACTCTAATTGACATATTTTTTTTCCGCTCTTCACTATGTTTTTTACCATATGAATGATTATTAGTTCCAGAATAAATAATTTTCTGATGATTGTCTTTACATTTTCTACAACAATACTTTCCTTTACCATTCAATAATTTATTAGGTAATATGTAAAATTCATTATTACAAAAATTACATGTCGTTATTACTTTTTCAATTTTAGGTTTTCTATACGATTCGTATTGGCAGTCAACAGAACAGTATTTTTGAGTCTTTCTTTTTGATATGTATTTTTTTTCACATACCTGACATTGTTTCTCCATATTTTTGTAGTATTATAATAGTAAATATATACAATACAACAAAAGTTTAGAGGTTATACTATATCCCACCCTTTTTTAAGATACTCGTCAACCTTTTCATCATCTACTTCAATTACTGACTCAGTGTATAATGTTTGCCTAAGATGGATGTCACCACATAATACTATCTCTAATCCATCAAATTTTTTTGAGTCGAAGGACTCTTCCCCAAAACTAAATCCTAAATCAGTTTTTAATCCTTGTATTGCGCCGTGAAATAATCCAATCTTAACTCTGTCAGACTTTTCAATCGTAGGTGGGATGTTATGGTCCATAAGTGAATACACACACCAATCAATATTCTCATCCTGATACACACCTCTGTTCTTATAATAAATAATATTGTTATTATTTAATGAGTCAACAACAGGCGTTAATGCATCCAATCGTTCCAAATTCCTTTCCAAGAAGTCGTGATTACCTGGTATTAATACCGTTTTAGCAATCTTTGAACACTCCGTCAATACCCAAGCAATGAACTCAACAAGTTCAGGTGTCATTTGGTTTTTAGAGTGAACTAAATCCCCTGTAAATACAATTCTATCGGGTTGAATTTCTCTAAATTGATTTAACATGTCCGTTAAAATCCTACGATACAAGTCGTGGTCTTTAAACAACCTAATATGTAAGTCAGAAAAATGAACTAACTTTTTAATCATAGTTCTAATTTCGGAGATTCAGTATGAAATGGGTTTAATTCTTCATTCACATGTCCACAAGCCAAACAAGCGTATGTTGGGAAAGGGACAACGGTATCATCAGGTGAGCCAGTTAATAACTTTGGTACACGTTTTAGATACGTAATTTCTTTGAACTCGTTATGTTCACATTTGTCACAGACAATAAAGTCCATGTCTCTTAAATTAATTTTCGGTTTTTCTAATTGCATATTATTCTTCTATAAACATTATTGTATTACTAATCGGTACTCTAAGTACTGGTTTAGATTTTTCATCAGACTTAATCATTACCTCGTAGTAACCTTCTCTAATTTGTACTGTTGATACGTTTAAGTAATCCTCAAAATGAAGTTGACCTAAATCAACGTGTACTGTTTTTTCTGTTGTGTTAAATGTTAGTTTTATCATAGTTTAAATATAGTATTTTTTTTGTTTGTTGTCAATTCAGATAGTCCTTTACATTCATAGTCATCACAGTATCTATCACATCTTGTGGTACTCTGAACTCTTTGAACTCTGAATCCTCTTGTAATAATACGACAATACATCCATATAATTTCATGTTTTCATACTTTGTTCCTTCCAACATTTTTAGGATTAACTTACCGTATAAAGGTAGTTGAACATAATAGTGTCCAAGAGCGGTATTTGGTAGGTTTTGGAATGGTTTATACATAGGTTTTGTAAAGTTATTACTTTCAAAGTTTTTAGGTTTGTTTGTTTTATAGTCAGTAACTAAAATACCAAAACCATCTTTCTTCTTATTTATCACCAACCACACCTTATCGGGTTGCCCCACATATCCCAATTCATTAGAACCCAAAACAATTTCAGTATCCAACAAAACTGTTTCTCTCCCTTCCATTAATTTAAGAAACTTTTTACCAGCAGTAACCATACTATCACCTTTCAGTATTTGGGTGATATCACATTCAAATTCAGGTTTTCTAATTTCTTTATCAATTCCAAACATTTTATGTGAAGCCTGTTCTAAAATGTAATGGACTCTACTACCCATATTCGTGGAGTAATCTCCCGCAGCAGCCCATTCTTCAATCAATTGTTGTTTAAGAACTGGGTCACCTTTAGATTTCTTTTGAGCCGCTTCGTCAGTTGGGAACTCAGGGTAAAACAATTTTAATATTTTAGATACTGACGGCCAATCACTTCGTAAGTCACCATCTTTATCAGCCATCGTATACTTATGACTTTCTTCTTCAAAAGTTAACTGAAGTTCTTTTTGTTTTTGTGAAATTATTTCTATAATTTCTTCTCTTATTTTATATAAATCCATATCTTAATAACTCATTTCATAATAATAATCATCTATCATACCTTTCAAATCTGCGATATCAGAATCTTTTGGTAGTTTTAGAATCTTAACTCTCCCTCTTAACTTCCCACCATTTAGTTGGTTGTAAAGTTTTTGAGCGTCTTTCCAAGCATCAGCATCCAAACATATGATAACATCTGACTTAGCTTTGGTGTATATTGTTTCAAATAATAAATCGTGTAATATCTTTCCAAGTAGAACAACTGGGTTGGGTGTAAAGAATCCGTCAATCACACCCTCACATAAGTAAATTGGTTTTTCCCAATCAATCAACTTCTCGTTGAATATAATTGTTTCTTTTGGGTATTCAGGATTTTTATACTTATTCTTCGTTTTAAACCACGCCCTTGATATGAAGTAGTTAATCTCATTGTCCATACCATATGAAGGTATAATAATCCTCCCTCCGTAGTCACCATCGGTAGCAAACCCAATATTAAACTTTTCAATCATCTCATCAGTAATACCACGTGTCTTAATATACTTTAAAACTTCTCTGTGTGGAATGTGAAGGGGGTTAGCATCCTTAATTGAGATAAACTCTTTGGGAAGTTTTAACTTTTTTAGTTCAACCTGTTTTGACTTATGTTCTTCGGGTTTGAATATGTCGTAAGTTTTCTTTTGGTTTTTGGTTCCAAAAATATCGATTAACTTACCTAAAACCCCATGTGTCCCATTTGAGTCTGAACACGACCAGCATTTGTAAACATGTTCGTTGATATTAATCTCAAGGTTCCCCTTGTTTTTTCCATCATCACAATACGGACAATTTATTGAAATTTGACCTTTGGAAGCATAATAATGTTTCTCTTTACCAAATAAGTCCCTAATAATTTCAAGTAAAATTTCGTCTTCGTCCATTACCTTAATAATAAGATAAAAACTTATTGTTGTCAAACTTCACAAAGTTTTAAAGCTTTTTATATTTATAACATATGCCAACAACAATTACGGTTAGTAGTATTACAGGTTCAACACCATTTGACATTTATTTATGTATGACTGGTGGAACTCCTTGTTATTTTATTGATAGAATAACTACAGGTGACCTTCCGTATAATTTCACTGTCCCAACTCCTATCCAAGAATTAAATGGATATGATTTAAGGGTCACTGATTCCGTTGGGTGTATAATAACAGGAACAACAAGTATTTAAAAAATTGGCACTAAATTGGTATTCATTTTCGGGTTGTTGTAGTGGAACTACTTTCCAAGTTGAGGCTCCAAAACCACCCTATAATTTTTCATCGGGTAATACATATTATCTTATAACTGACCAATACACTGGATGTTCTCAATATTTAAGTTCAGGTTATGTTTCGGGTACCACAGTATATAATTTACAAAGTGGTAGTACACTATCATTTAGTAGTTGTACTCAATGTAAATCAGCATACCCTTGTGTTCCAGGTCCAACTCCAACACCAACTTCAACACCGGCTCCGAGTGCCACTCCGACAAAAACGCCAACAAATACTCCAACAAAAACTGTTACACCATCAATAACACCAACAAAAACGCCAACAAAAACCCCCACAAACACTCCAACAAAAACTGTTACACCAACAAAAACACCAACTAATACACCTACACCAACAAAAACACCGACTAATACTCCAACAGTTACAAAAACCCCCACAAACACTCCTACACCAAGTATCACACCAACTCATACACCAACAAGGACTGTAACACCAACACCTTCTATAACACCGTCAATTACTCCAACAAGAACTGTAACACCAACAAAAACTCCGACACCATCAATCACCCCAACAAAAACTCCGACACCAACGGTAACTAAAACACCACTACCAACATTTGCGGTAACCCCAACAACAACACCAAGTGTTAGTGTTACACAAACACCAACACCAAGTACAAGTAAACCATATCAATGTAATCAAACTAGTTTTTGTGTGTCAATTAGTTTATCAGGTTATAGTTCATATAATGGAATATATTACAATTACGGATATTTTAATAGTTATCCAATATTTTACTCGCCTAACGCATTAACACCTTCATACATTTATTACAATAAACCTGACACTAGATGGTGTTTATCACAAACAAGTGGTGGAACATGTATATTATTTGGTCCAACAGGTAGTTCTAGTTTATGCCCTGATTTAGACGAAACATTATTTTTTACAAATTGTCCAACACCAACACCGACAAATACTGACCCTTGTAATGTTTTTGATTTTACTGCAGTATTTGATTGTAATATCACTTCAGGAGCGACTCCAACACCTACACCAACAATAACACCAACTCACACACCAACACCAACACCAACCCCAACTCCACTATGTAATGGTAAATCAGTTATTTTTTCAGGTGTTAGTTATGTTTTACCAGGACCAAGTCCGACACCATCTGTAACACCGACAAACGCAGTTAAAGGAGTTTCGGTAACAGGTATTAGCGAGTTTTTAACATTCTCAAACAAATTTTCAAGTCCATATTCGAAATTATTGTTAGATTGTGATGGGTATAACAAGTACTTAGTGTCTGAAGAAATACCATTTAATACTGGTTCAACATTTAGTGTAATTATTAATAACAAGTCAGTTTGTGTAACTTATAATAGTGATGTTTTAAACGCTCCGACACATACATTACAGTCAATTGAAAGTGGTAACTTATTTAATTGTAAGTTTTGCGTTTCAGTTCCAACCTCAACGCCTACACCAACCCCAACAATTACGCCAACAACAACACAAACTTGTCCTAATATTATTGCAACAATATCAGCATCTACTAATACACTATATAGTCCAGTATATAACGGAATAAATAGTTTGTTATACGTAGCAGATTCGGTTGGACAAAAAGTTAGAGTTATTGATACTTTAACAAATAGTGCAATAACTTCAGTTACTTTATTTGCAGGTTCAGTTCCTGTTAATTTAACACTAGACACTACAAATAATTATTTATATGTTGTGGCAACAGGTTTCTTAGGTGGTATAGTTTATGCTATTGATTGTGCTGACAATACATCATTTATCGGAGGAACATTTGTTAGTGACCCAAGAGAGTCAACTTTTGATTCAATTAATAATAGAATTTATGTTACAAGTTATAGCGGTAACAGTGTTACAATAATTGACGCTCCAACTAATACGTTGTTGTCTAGAATAAGTGTTGGTACAAACCCAAGTTCTATTAGTTATGATGTTAACACAGGAAGAGTGTTTGCACTTAATCAAGGGTCTAATACAATTTCAGTAATTAATACATTTACTAATACTGTCACAAATACAATAACAGGTCTAACAAATATGACAAGATGTTATGTGAATAACAATAATAACACATTATATGTGTTAAGAGGGGCTAATGACCAAGTATTAACATATAATACAATATCATTGTCATCAGGTTCAACCATATCTGTTGGTGACCTACCGTACACATTAACATTTGATTCAACATATGTATATGTTGGAAACTTTAACGATAAAACGATATCGGTTATTAACTCAACTACAAATACAGTTGTTAGAACTAATTCAGTTTCACCAAAATTAATCACAGGATTGGCAGTAGACACTAATAAGAATTCATTGTATATGACCTCTCAACTGAATGTTTACGAGTTATGTAAATAAAAAAAGGGACTAAAAAAGTCCCTCAAATTAATTTTATAAATCTTATTAGTTTTTTGAATTTAGATAACTTAATACAACAGTATAAGCATCTGTCATATCAAAATTCTCTTTCTTTAAGGTATTGTTTCTTGTATATAACCAATTAATCTGTGGCTCCCTTTTAGCAACAAGTTCCCATATAATCATCTTCTTATCACAATCTTTTGGGTATCCACCAAATAGAACATATTTACCCTTCTCGTTTTTCTTAACTAGTTCCGGCCATGCTTCTTTCCTTGAATTATATGTTGAAACATATTCAGGAACAATACCCAACACATCATAAACTTCTTTAGTAATCAATGTGTTATATCTTAATAGAGTTCCAATAGTATAAGCATTATTACTGTTTAATAATGGTTCTTCGATTACACATCTAACAACACCTACTCCTTTGTATTCCTCCAACTTCTTTCTAAATGTTGCAGATTTTAATAACATTTCCTCAATCTTAGTTTCAGGTGTTGGTTTTGGTTGCGGTGAAACATGAGTTAACTCCAATAAATCTCTTGAAGATAAATCAAACAATGCAACTCCAATTGTTTTAGTTGAAACATCCAATCCCAAAATCTTAGGGGAATTTTTAATACTTTTTGCCATATCTAATGTTAGTTATTAGATTTAATATTAAATTAATTAACTTAATAGTAAATAATTTAGAAATCTAACTTAACAACTGCTTGTTGAACACCTTGTCTTATTTGTGGTGATTGGAATTTAGTTAATACCAATAAGTTTTTATTAATGTCATATAAACCTATTTCAGACATATAAGGTGTGTTACCGGCAGTCCATGTTGGGTTTGTCGTATTAACAAATTGATTATTTGGTAGATTAATGATATATCTCATCTCATAGATTGTCGCTTGAATGTCAGTATTAACATTACCGTAAAATGAGTATTCATCACCAAATCCTAAATAACTTGTTTCAGTTGCTAATGGTATATTAATCTGAGAACCTAAATTATATGAGGTTCCATTATTATATATTGTAGGGGTAATAGTATAGGTTATTGCACTTAATCCAACAGGATTAATATAACCTCCAACACTATAACCTGATAAAGAATTAGTAAAATTAATTGAAACCCATTTTGTAGGGTCAGGAGTGGTTTGTGATGTTGTACCTGTTTGTACTAACATTGTAAAACCTGTAGCGAAAAAACCATTAGTAGTTCCTGTTTTCATACAACCAAACTCATTACCAAATCTAACAATAACATTTTGTTCTGTTGTACTAACACCTGTTACTGGTCCAATAATTTTTTGATAGTAGTTACAGTGAAGTCCTTGCCATGGTCCTTGGAATGCGTAAGTTACCCAAGCACATTGTTGGTCATTATCTAATAAACCATCTGTGGTATTATCACCACAAGAACCAGGTGTCACTAAACCTAATTTAGGTGCTGGTAATGTATAATTTCTATTTGATATATTATTCATTACCGCAACAATTTCTTCATCATCAAAAATAATAACCTTATCGTCAGGAAATACTTTACCAACTCTGTTAGGTAATCCATTTTTTAGATTTGGATGAGTATCATATAAATGATAATATCTCATACCCGGTGAGTTCATATCCGAATTCTTAAGTGATTTTAAATAATATGGGGTTAATAAGTCATAACCATCAAATCCTGCAGGGTCAATCCAAAATGTCTCACCACTACAACAAGTTGTTGGGTTTTTATGCCACATTAACCATGGTAAATTAATACTAAAGTTTCTTGCTTGTCCTGTTGCTCCAGGTGTTGTTGAGTCGTAAGCTTCACACGCAAACTTTTCACCATAAAAATTAATAATAGTATTATTAGTATAGTGACAGATAGCAACCGCCTTTTGTTCTTCAGGAGTTACTATAATCTCCTCATTAAATGAGTTATAATAATAAACATTAGAAGTACCACTTTGACCACTTGATGACATATAACCAAAATATTCTTTTGAGCTAATATAATCTTTTGAACCAAAACTATTGAATTGTCTGTAAGGTGTTGTTAAACCAGCAGGATTAACCGACCAAGGAATATTCATATTCCAAATTTTAACTAAACCATCTTCAGGTGTACAAACTGATTCGTAATTAATAACACTATCATTCCAATAGTTCATCGGTGTTGGTAAATCATAACCAGTCATACCTGATGGATAAAAGAATAAACGAGCGTTACCGGTATATCCAACTGCATTTAAATTAGGTAAAAATCTGTCTAAAGTAATATTTAACCCATTAACCTGTATAACTTTATACGTTAGTATTGGATGACATGAATCAATACAACCACAAGATGAACCACCACTCATATAGATGGTAACAAAAGTTCCAGCTGAGATTGTGGTACCTGATGCTGAATCAGAACAAGGACTTGAACTCATAGTTAAAATCGTACTTCCACCATTAAATGATGAACCAGATAAATTAACAACATATTGTGAATTATATGTATACGCACTTGTATGATATGGCATAAAACAAGTAGACGCAGTAGTCGCAGTTACAAAAAAACCATTAGGTGCCGCAGTGTTATAAACTGAATCATCCGCAGATGCCATAAATGGAATACCATAAGTTATACCATTAAATCCTTGTAAATAAAATGGGTATTTAATATCGGTTCTCGTAGATTGAGGAATACCAACATTGTTTTGAGCATTGTATGGTGGTTCCAAAACCATATAATCAGAGTTGTCGTAATTAGATAATGCGGTGTAGTTAACTTCACTATCACCTATTTGGAAATAAGCAACATTAAAATTACCCTCGGATATTTTTCTTCTCCCAACGTCTGTTAATCTTGTTACAAGTAATCCTTGATTTTCTTTTATTATATAACCCATATCTAATAATTATCTTAATTTTATTTTATTGTGGCCCGTATCCATTTTGAACAATTTCACCACTTACAGGATTTGCCGGAGTTCTTTGGATAACTAAAGATGAAACTTTAAATAAATAGTTCACATCAAATCCATACCCTAAGTACTGACATCCTTGACTTATTTGAGTATGATTGTGTAATACAACTCCAAATAACTCAATTTGTTCATTACAACTTGTCAAAAACGGTGTAGTCGAATCAAATGACCAATCAAATGTAATTTCAATATCCAATTGGTCTCCACTATTAATTGTTAACTGACTATCACTTGAATAAATATAACTATTATTCTCATAAAAAGGACATTGACCATTTGAAGATGTGTTACTACCACTGTTAGTATTTGTTGTAAAACTCATTGGTATTGTTAATTGTGTTCCGTCTTGTAAAGTTTGAATAATATTAAGAGTTATATTGGTATAAATGTTTGAAGTTGAATTTACCTTATTTATATTAATTCCAGGTAGGAAAGATAAACTTGTAGTAATTTGAGCTCCTTGTGGTAATGAAGGATAAGTAACATTCGATAAATAAGTTAGTGTTGTTGTTGTTGGGTAAGTATTAGGTAATGGATTAGTAACGTGCGGTTCAAAATTAACTTCCACAGGTGTGCTATTTAAAATTTCAAAACTTATCACTTCGCTAGTTATTCCATTTGAGTCAATTACTTGAGCTGTGTGTGTGCCAACAGATAATCCAAATATTACAGGTGAATTATATTGTTGTCCATCAACAAAATATGTGAAAGGACCTCCGTAATATGAACTGGCGTCAAGTGTAACAGAACCTGTGTTATTATTATTAGACGAACAAGCCGGTTCTCTTTGAGTAAGTACACTAACTGTTAATAGTTGAGTTGTGCTGGTACATGAACCTTCTAAAACATTTGATGAAACTCCAACAATATTACCAATTCCACCACCAATCCAAATACCTGAAGGTTGGTCATCCAATTGATTTGGATTCTTAGTAAATGAAATAACACCAATTTGACAATCCGTAGGAACTGAGAATGGGTCTTGATTTTCAACTGATGAAACCCAACCATTAGTACCATACGATAATGTCATACCTGTAACACCAATGTCTGAAATATTCACTAATGAATAAACAGGATGGTAATTTTGAGTTGACCCACTCGTAAAGTTTAAGAAGAACTGAGTACCACATAATTCAAATGTCATACACAAATTAGATGGGAACACAATTGGTGTTGGATTACTAACAGTACAAGTGACTGTCTGTGTTTGTTGATAAATACCATTACCACCATCAGTAACTACAATAGTATATGTACCAGCAGTTAAACCTGCTTTACTGAACGAGTCATTACCAGTTGTTGTAATACCACTAAATGTATAGGTAAATGGTTGTGTTCCACCATCGAGTGTAATATAGAACGAACCGTTATTACCACCATAATAAGTCGGTGATATCGAAGAACAATTAGCGATTATTGAAATAGGAACCCCACTTAAAACACAATTAATTGTTTGTATATAATCACCATAAAAGTCATAAACAATTGATGTATATGTTCCAGCAGAAACATTATTATAAACTTGGAATGTTTGTCCGTTAGTACTTTGCCCAACCGCAGTTGTACTTGTACCAGTATAAATTGAGTAAGGAGGTGTTCCTCCTATAATATATAAACCTACTTGACCGTCTAATGAATTAGTTTGGGAAGGTAGAGTTTTAACACAACTAACCTGCATTGGGAAAATCGTTTTTAAAGAACAATCATTAACTAATGCCGTTGTTGAATACTGAGTATTTAAATCAATAATAATTCCTGTAGGACATGGATTTAATAATATACAATTTGAACAACTTGTTTGACCAGTCATTCCAACTAAACTGTATGTTGTTGGTTGATAATTTAATGCGGGTATTTCAACATACTCTCCACAAAATATCTCACCTTCAAGAGTTTCAATATAATATATTTCAAACTCAGATACATAACCAGGAATACCAGTTAGGTAGAAATATTCATTACTATCACAACAATTTTTAAATCCTAAAGCCATTAACTATAAATAACAAGATTTTCATTTTTATGAATATTAAAAACGAAATATATTAAGGTGTAGGTGTAGGAGTTGGGGTGGGGGTTGGAGTAGGTGTTTGTGTTGGTGTTGGACAATTATATATTGTCATCGTTTCACATAGATTAGAATCAACAATCTTTAACATAAATGATTGTATTCCATAAAATGTTGGTGGGACATAGACATTTATTGGCCAATAGATTGGGTCATATTCTGTTTGAACTAATTCACAATTATTTCCACCATAATCACAGACATAAAACTGAAAAGGTGGTGTTCCGTCAATATTAGATATTTGTATATAAGCCATTAACCCATTTTATTTTTAAGTTCATTTAATTCTTTTTCAAGTTTTTCAACTTTTAATATTGTTTCTTGTAATGATTTAACTGTTAAAGATAAAATACCATCATAATCTAATCCGTATGTTCCGTTTTCTTTTTCACCATCACCAAGTACCAATTCAGGATATGTTTCTAAAACATCTTGAGCGACAAAACCGTGTCTTGTTGTACCACTATAATCTTTATATTCAAATTTGACAGGTTTTAAATTTAAAATATGTGGGGTAATTTCATCGTCAATATATTGAATATTTGTTTTTCTTCTTAAATCAGATGTTCCTCCACCTGGTGTGCTTAACACTCCAGCATCTGTAAGTGAAAGTATAATTGTACCATACGTACTATTTACAATTTCAAGAGCACCTGTGTTATTTGTTCTAAAAGTTTTGTTTGGGTTGGTTGCACCTGCTGCGGTATTGGTAACTCTTATAAAGTCAGTATATCCTGTACCACCAATTGTATTACTACCTGAAAAAGTTAAAAATGCTGTAGTACTACTACCGTCTGTTATTACAGAACCTTTAGTACCTGAAATAGTATTACTATTTCCACTAAAAGTAGTTGCGGTTAGACCACCTTGAATTAAAGTATTACCACTAACTTGTAATTTTTGACCTGCGTCTGTTGTTGTGCCTATTAAGAAATTTCCAGTTGCACCAATCAAACGTGCTTTAATTGCACCAACACTATCATTTAAATTTATGTTACCTGCGTTTATATCTAACGAGTTACCCGCTGAAGATAAGCCACGAAGGTTAATAGTATTGTATCGTAACGCAGCAGTTCCCAAATTGTATGTTGAATCTGCTACTGGTATAATAGCTTGTGTTGTCGTTGTTCCTGATATTTGTAATGTTGTAGCAGGCGAAACCGTACCAATACCCAATCTTGCATTCGTATTGTCCCAAAATAATTGTGAGTTATTTTCAGATAATGTTCCACCACTACCCTGAAATATTACCGAACCTGTTGTAAATGGTGATGATACTGTTGATGCTGATATTGTTGTTGCGGATATTGTCGTAGCAGTTAATCCACCTTGAATTAAAGTATTACCACTAACTTGTAATTTTTGACCTGCGTCTGTTGTTGTGCCGATTAAGAAATTACCATTAGGCCTAACTTTTACGTTAGTTGTATAAGTAGTGGTAGTTGTATTATAACTTCTAATTAAAAAAGCACCATCGGTATTATCTCTGTGAAGATTTGGCATAATTACACCACTTTGCAAAGTTATTCCATTAATACTTCCAACAGATAATTCTGATATTGGCGAAGCCGTACCAACGCCAAATCTATTATTCACATTGTCCCAAAATAATTGTGAGTTACTTTGAGTTAATGTTCCACCACTACCCTGAAATATAACCGAACCTGTTGTAAATGGTGATGATATAGTTGATGCCGATATTGTTGACGCACTTAATGTACCTGTTACATTTAGATTTGCGTAAACATTGGAGTTTCCGCTGGTTATAAAACCATTTTTTATATTAAATTCGTTTGCCATAAGTAAATCTTTTCCCTATCCAAGATTATTATATAAATACATTATTAAACTACTCTTTGTAATCCTACCTCATTCAAAGCCCAATCAATTGCATAGTTATCATCGTTTGACCATCCTGAGTATGTTTGTTCGTCCATATATAGGTTACCTTCCAAAACTGTAACACCTTCATCTGTTAACACTTGCCAAAGGAATGGAACTGATGTTGGAAACATCGGGAATTTAAGAGAATCTAAATTAAATTGTGTACCTGTTCCTTTTGTTGGTACGATAACTGGTTGAATTTCTATATTCATAGTAATAATGTTTACTATAAATACTACGTAATTTGATATCTATCTTTAAAAGAACGATAGTTATTTAAAACTTCCACACTTGATAATTCTCTGTTATAGTATTGTATAACACCGACATTACCATTTGCCGGACCAATTCTATTTGTTATGTTGTTTGTTGAAAATACTGGAGATGGGGTAGCACTTTCTTTATATTCACCATTCCAAAATAGGTTAAAAGTGTTACCAGTGTTTTTAGTCATCGTTAAATTAAACCATTTGTTAGATAATATTGACTCGTAGTTTTCATATTTTCGCCAATTAGAGGGTTGTGTAAAAGAAAAAAAAGATTGTGTTGATATTGATGAAACTGCCGTTGAATAGAGTACTTGAGTGTTAAGTCTATAAGCTCCTAAAATACCTGTTCCAGATGAAAAAGTATTGTCTATTGAACCATCGGTATTTAATCGACAAACTTGGTTTACATTTGTACCATTAACTTGTGTTATATAACCACTACCAATTAAAATTTTTCCATCATTTTGTACTGTAATTGATGTGACAGTTGAAACTGTGGATGCGGTAAATGTTAAATCTTTAGTACCATTAGTATTTAATCTAACAATATACGCATTTGATAATCCGCTATATGCGCCAAAACTTCCACCAACCAGAATCTTTCTGTCCGATTGTAACGCAACACAAGTTACAGCGGCATTAAAACCAGACCCAATTGTGAATGTATTGTCAATTGTACCATCAGAATTTAATCTAATAATTCTATTGCTTGTTACACCACTATATGTCGTAAATGCTCCTCCAACAATTACTTTTCCATCGGATTGTAAAACTGTGCAGTTTCTTGAGATATTACCATTAAACCCAAATGTCGCACCTGATGTTTGAAAAGTTGGGTCAATACTCGCGTCTGAATTAAGTCTGACAATTCTATTAATGGAAACTCCTTTATAACTTGTAAATTGACCTAAAACAATTAGTTTACCATCAGGTTGTAATACCATATCTTGAACATCTTCGGTATTAACAAAACCTGTTGTAGTATTAAAACTTGTATCAATTGTCATTGCCGATAAATTAAGACGAGCTAATCTTTGTGCGGATATTCCTTGTATAGACGTGAACCAACCACCAATATAAATTTTATCGTTTGTGTTATCTATTATAAATTTAGATTGTGTTATGGTTGCATTTACTGTTGCAATTGTTTGTTGACGAGCACCTGTTGTTGAATTTACTCTTACAAGACTATCTAAATTATAACCGGCATATAATAAGTCACCTGAAGAATTAAACCCCATACAAGTTACATCTTGTGTTTGGTTAATTGATAAACCTAAATTAAATTCTGTTAATAACGTACCTGATGAATTTGTTTTTACAATGAATTGTCTTTCAGTCCCATTATATTCAACAATTCTTCCTCCTATAAAAATATTTGAATTTGAATCAACTAATATTTGATAAATGGTTACTGAATATGTGAATTCTAAAAGTAAACTCCCATCTGAAGTACCAACTGAATTCCGATTTAGTATCATTTGTTGTGTGACTTTACTTTTAGAAATATTAAATTTTCCAAAATAATTTACACTCCAAGTTGTTGCACTAAAATAGTTCGTTAGATTAATATAGTCATCAGTCGCATCAAAAAAGAAATTTCCAGCGTTAGATGAATTATATAATGTTCCATTTGCTAAAGTACCAATATTTGAGGAAATACTTGCGTCATAAATTGTACTACCTGTTGGTGTGTAAAATTTTGGGTTAGCTGGGTCTAATAAAAGAGACAAACCATTTGTAGTAATATTTCTTATATTCTGTACTGTACTCATATAATCGGGTCAGGAGATGTCCATTCAGGAGTTTGTAAAATATCTAATATTTCTTCATAGGTATACGGGCCTTCCTTTGTTGTCAAGGAGTCCACACTTGATGGAACGACATCACCTTCCCATTTAACAAATGTCTTTGTTTCATCAACCGACTTTCTAACGGTATCTATTGATGTTTCTAAAACTTGTGTAAAATCAATAAGTGGTAACTCACTTGTACCAAATATCATAAATTGTCTTTGTCCGTAATCTTGTAATTGTGTTTCCATATGTTATAAATATTATAAACCGTATCTACCTTTTAACGCATTGTAGTTTTGTAGAACTTCTTGGTCAGTTAATACTTTATTATACGCCCTACATACACTCACATTACCATAAAACCCTCTATTAGCCGGGTCATTAATGTCAGTTCCAAAACCTCCAATACTTGTGGAAAAAGTATTACTCCCACTATATGAAATTGAATATTGTTCTAAAAATGATGAATTAATATATAATTTCGCTTGCGTTGAGTTAATTGTTAAAACAACGTGATTCCATCTATTGTTAAAATATGTTGTGGTAGTTGTGTTTTGATACGATGCTGCTCCGCTATTAACTCTTGAATGCATTTGTCCAGTTATTGATAACCGTAAACCAAGACCATAATTGGCGTAAAAAATACCTTGTATTCTACCATTACTTCCAAAAGAATTAAACCACGACTCTATTGAGAGCTCTGCTGAAGGTTGTATATTATTCTGATTTATTATTACATAATCATCCGTACCATCAAATGTAATTGAACCTCCATTATTTAGACTAAAGGTTGGTCCATTTATTAAAGTACCGATAACATTAGTACCTGTTATCTCTCTAATAACTGTACCACTTCCAGGATAAGAATCTCGTTTAGCAGCATCTAAATCAAAGATTAAACCATCTTTTACAATTCCTCCGTAATATGATATTCTTCCTGCCATTGTTAATCAATTACTTTTTCCCAAATAAAACCACCACTTGATTTTAATTTTTTATTTAGACACATTGATATGTTTGGTATTTTAACACCACTATCTAATGATGCCATTTTTAAAGATTCATAAACGCATAAAATCATTTTTGTTTTTTTATCTATTTTCGCAACCTTTATTTTATTTGGTTTATTTTTACACATATTAATCCTAATATGTTCTGGTAGTTTTTTACCAATTCTATTTTCACTCATTTTTTTCTTGGTTTCATCTGACATTTTAAACCCTTTCTTTTTATTGCTAATTTTTTCTTTAGTTTCTTGACTTAGTTTTTTATTCAAATTTACTTTTCGTAATATTTCTTTATGTTCCTCAGTAAGTTTAGAACCATACCTATTATTAAGATTCCCTATTCTTTGTTTTCCTAAATCACTTAATTTTTTTCTAATTTCTTCAGAAGGATTACGAATACCATCACCTCCATCTGTTAAATTGTACCCAATTTTACTATGAGTATTTAATTCTTTAATCCAATAAATTTCTCGTTCACATATATTTTCTTTTGTTAAATTTTCTTCAAGTATTTCTTTTGTAAAATTTTTTTTTCCGTATTTTTTTATTGCCAATTTTATTTGATTCCCAGAACCAAAATAATATTTTGATTTGTCTGGTCGTTCTTCACATTTACCGACATATTTTTTATTATTTATTTTATTTGTTATTAAATAGATATACATATTAATAAATATCACACGATACCAAATCTTGATTTAGTGGCATTATAGTTTTGCAGGATTTCTGATGCCGTTAAATTTCTATTATATATTTTAGCAGAATATACAATTCCGTTCCATTGTGTTCCTGTACCTGTTGTACCTGGTCCTCTAGTACCTATTTTAAAATATTGTGATGTTCCAGTGTATGTTTGTGTAACACTTATTCTAAAAACTCCATTAACATACCAAGATTGACTTGTACCTGATTTAGATAATGTATAAACTTTAATGTCTGTGGTACCTATGGGTGTCAAGGTTGCAAGTAATGGTGTTGCGAAATTTGTATTATCACCATTAAATGATGTTAATCCATCTCCCCATATTTCAAAATCTAACAGTTGATACCCCTGGGAAGTACCGGAAGCAAAACACCATAATGTCTGCCTATTATTAATATCAGTAGTCATTGTGGATGATTTACCAATAACCTCAATAGTATAATTTGTTGAAGTATCTAAAATAAAAGGAACATATATAAAGTCATTAGTACCGTCAAGTACAATACTACCAGCACTTGTTCCACTATAAACAGGCCCATTAACTAATGTTCCTGTATTCCCACCACGTGAGATATCATTCCAAGTAGTACTTCCACTTACATAACTTTTAGTATTTGCAGCATCCAAATACAACACTAATCCGTCCGTAACTATTTTGGGTGAATATTGAAACGCCATTTTATAATCCTCTTAATATTGATTCCACAATCCAAGTACCTGTTGATGCGGATGCTCGTAAAACGGCACTTGACCCTGACATCACATAACCAAATGTCACTGGAGTTGTAACCCCTATATCATTAGTTGATGTTTCAGTAAAGTTAACTGTACTACCACTCCATATTGCCATCATATTTCCAGCTCTCAATCCTGTAGACCCACTAACATAATAATCAACAAATGAAGACGTGTATGCACTTGTTGGAAATGAATAAATTGTTGTACCTGTTGACGCAGTAATTGATGTTACACGTTTTGTAGTATAAAGTGATGGAGCCTGATAGTCACCAATAATTGTTGTACTATCAGAAAACACTTCTAATATTGGTAGACCTGAAATGTCACTTACAGAGAATAACGAACCTGTTAAACTATCTGTAACACTAAACAACTCACCTTGTGAACCTTGTACTGAAAACACAGGTGCTGATGTACTATTACCTGAACTAATTACAGTTAAACTTGTTCCTGTTGTTGCAGATAATCTTGTGGCTCCACGAACATCTAATTTATAAGTTCCTGTATTTGCAGTTGTGCCAATAAGTGTATTACCACTTACAGTGTTTAACATTACATTCCCAATAGTTGTTTCTATCGCTCTAAAATCTGTCGCTGCCGATATCGTTGGATTAACATAAATTCCTCTTGTAACTCCACTCGAGCCACCTGTTTGGTTTATTGTAGGAGTTACTTTTAGAGCGTTAAAAGAAGGTGTTCCACTTGCTGATGTTGGAGCGTACGTACCTAAAAAGTTTGCAAATCCTTGCTCATTATTAGGGCTATTTAAAGTATTATAACTTTGAGCATCTATAATATATCCGCTACCACCTGCTATGTTTGAACGTAGATTTAGAGTATTACCTAAACTGATTAAAGCAAATCCAGAACTTTGGTAAAAATGATTCTGCACCCTCGCCGTTCCACTAACATCTAATCCATATGAGGGACTACTTGTTAAAATACCTAAACGATTATTTGTATTGTCCCAAAAGAAATTAGAATTATTCTGTGATAAAGTTCCTCCACTTCCCTGAAATATAACCGAACCTGTTGTGAATGGTGATGATAAAGTTGTTGCAGATATTGTTGTTGCAGTTAATGCTTGTAATGAAGTATTACCCGTTACAGTTAAATTACCGTTGATGGTTAAACCCGTAATAGTCCCTCCACTAAATGATGGAAGATTGTTATATGTTGTTGCAGATATTGTTGTTGACCTAACATTTGTTAAACCTGTTAGTGTACTTGACCAGTTGGCTTTACCATCAGATGTCGTGGATAATAAAACTTTGTTAACACCTTCAGTCCCGTCAAGTAATTGAACTGAATATGCACTTAATGGGGTGCTATAACCACCAATTGCTCTAGCATCAAAATAACCTCCAATACCTGTAGTTATACCTCCAAATTCTGAAGTGTCTAAAGCACCTTTAACACCTATTGCTAATAACCCATCTTGAGCAACACCTAATATACCTGTATTGTTAAAACCATTACCACCGAAAGCAGAAGAGCTTATTCCAGTTGCTCCACCACCACCATTAACTAATGAAGAAATACCGATACCCCCTGATGCTTGATTTTGAACATTCAAAGTGGTCGAATTTACTGATGAATAGACATACATTTTATAAGAAGCAGATGGAGCAACACTAACACCAATATTTGTTCCGTCATCTTGTATCTGACTATTACCTAATGCGGTTGTTCCTGTCCATTTTGGAATGTAATTTGATGTACCACCACCTCTAACAGTACCTGAAAATGGTAAATTAGAATATGTTGTTGCAGATATTGTTGTTGCAGTTAGACCTTTTAATGACGTGTTACCTGTAACTGTTAAATTACCGTTAATTGTAAGTCCTGTAATAGTTCCCCCACTAAATGAAGGTAAGTTGTTATATGTCGTCGCAGATATTGTCGTTGCCGTTAAAGCTTGTAATGACGTATTACCCGTAACCGTTAGATTACCGTTAATAGTTAAACCTGTAACTGTATTGAATAATATTGAATAAGTTCCACCTGTATTGTTAGTAAATGTAAAAGTATTGTTAGAATAAGTTCCTCCTGTCGTTCTAATATCTGTTGGTAGGTTAGAATAAGTTGTTGCAGATATTGTCGTCGCCGTTAAAGCTTGTAATGACGTATTACCCGTAACCGTTAGATTACCGTTAATAGTTAAACCTGTAATACTTCCCCCACTAAATGATGGAAGGTTATTATATGTCGTAGCAGATATTGTACCTGTTATTATATTATTAGTATATAACGTACAGTTAGCCGTAGCATTTAATCCACAACCAATTGCCGATGAGAAACTACCTGTAACTGTATTACCACTACCTCCGAGTACCATACCGTAGTTACCACTAACAGTATTACCTCTACCTGTCCCAATAAAACTATAAGAACCACCTGATGTAATAATGTTTGAACCTCCACCACCAATAAATGAGTAGTCACCACCTGCAGTATTTTTAAATCCTCCAACAACTGAAGATGTTGAGCCACTAGTAATATTTTGAAGTCCACCTCCAATAAATGATGTCGCACAACATGCGGTATTTAAAAATCCCCCAACAACACTTGTAGAATTACCAGACGATTTATTACCAACACCACCACCCACAAAAGAATAGGTACTATAGGTATTATTTAATGCACCACCAACAACTACCGACGCTAATCCTGATGCGGTATTACCTGTACCAGCCAACGATGCCGAAAAATCAGCAGTCGCGTTATTAGCAACCCCACATCTAATTGAAGATGTTGTACACGTACCCTGAATAATAACGGAACTTACAGGTGTATAATTTGTTAATAACCCATTAGTACCGGTACAAACCGCTTGTCCTGATGACAACGTACTTGAATAGATTGACCCACAAGAACAAAAATTATTTGTATAAAATGTATTGGGACAAGATGCAACAATATTACACCCAAACACACCAATAAATGAGTCAGATATAA